AGATCCTGCGGCCCTGCGGACCTGAGATCCTGCGGCCCTGCGGACCTGAGATCCTGCGGCCCTGCGGACCTGAGATCCTGCGGCCCTGCGGACCTGAGATCCTGCGGCCCTGCGGACCTGGGGCCCTTGCCCAAAAAGGAGGCTTTTGGTACAATTCCAATATCGGCATATTTTGATATTAGAATTTTAACCATTGGCAAAAGTTGATGCGTTAAACCGGACTTTTTTGTCCAGTTTAAAATTCTTAGTGTAGATTCGACACAATGATCCACTAGGGGGGTGTGCGGTTTCGACCGTGCGTATTAGCACACCCCCTGCACAGGTGTGCGATTTTGACCGTGCGTATTCGCACACACCCTGGTCAGGGGGTGGTCGTATCCGCGCGCTTCCCAAAAGGGGGGTGGTCATATCCGCACACCCCCCGGATGGGGGGTAGGGGGGCCGGAGGGGGGCTCCTGGCTCCTGGCCCCCAGTTTTTCAACTTTTTCGGGTTTTCAACTTTTTTGGGATTCCGAGAAAAAAACCTGAAATTTTGGAAATTTTCTTCCTATAGGGACAATTTTAGATGTCCCCCTCTAATGGAGTTTTTTCTGCTCCAGTTTTTCAACTTTTTCTGAGGTCTGGGGAGCAGCCCCCGCTGGTGAGGGGTTAGGCTTTTCGTCCCGCTCGCATCGATTTTGCGATTCGCCGCAGGTCGTCGCAGACGACTAGCTCTTCTGGGGGAATGTACCAGAGACTTCCACGATGGCTGTAGAGAGCCTTCACCGGCATCGCGAGATGTTTTCCCCTGCTCCTCTTGCAGGCTTCCCAGCAGTCGCTGTAGTGCCTTGGGCACTCGATATGCCACGTCATGCTGGTGCCTCTCCCGCCAATTAGAAAAGTCCTGGGGAGCTGGTGTAGAAACCGCTCACCCAGGACTCTCAAACACCCACAACCCATTCGAGGGATTACCAACCTCGAAGGAGTCAAACACCTTCCCCGCGAGAGAGGAGATTACCCGCAACCTCTCTCGCAGAATCACAGAGGATAGTGTATCACCTGTCTGGACGTTTGTCCAATGGGGGGTTAGCAGCTTTCCTTGGAATTGTTTGGAAATTCTCCCGGCGAATCCTGGGAGCGTTTTGGAGGGTGTTTTTTGAAACTCAAAAATAAAGGGGGTAGGGTCGTTTTTTGGGACCTGCTCCAGGGAAAAAGTGGTTTTCGATTTTGCCTGGGGGAGGGGGAGGGTCAAAGTCTCGCCACATAATAGGAGAAACCCCTGCCCCCTGGAAATAAAGGGGGAGGGGTTTGTTTTCAGTTCGGGGCTCGACCGAATTGCTCCAGCTCCTCGGTCTTGATCCGGACCAGCCGCTTGACCTGGGGGTGATCCATCCGGAGGACGGTGACGTCCCCCTCGGTCTTGACGATGGTGCCGGTCCTGGCTCCCTGCATCCACAGGTCGCAGTGGGCAGGGATCTCAACTTTCTTTTGGTGCATGGTAGTTCTCCGTTAGGGGGGGGTTGGTGTTTCGTCGGTGGTGAGGTCACCCCTCTCGGTAGAAGGTGTCAACCTCTGAAGCGAGGCTCATAAGCCAGACGTGGGGGTCATCCGCATGTGCGATGGCTGCTGAGATGTTGGAAGGGGAGAGGACCTCCTGATACAGCAGAGCCGTCAACACCTCGTTCGATACCAGCGAGGAGGGCTTGCCCTACTTCTTGTGGAGCCTCTTTGCGGCGTCCAGAACGATCTTCTTTGTTTCAGCTTTTATCTGATTCTCCATTCGGGGGGTAAGGGTTAGGCTCCCCGGTAAGGGGCCGAGGCGGCTGCGGGTGGTTATCGGCTCGCGGCTATGCTGTCTATTAGTCGGCGTAGGTCGGCGTCGGTGGCTATGTGGGCGGGGGCGTCGTTGTCGTCGTTGAAGCAGCTCCCGAGGTAGCGTAGGGTGCCGTCGGCGTTGTAGGTGTAGGCGAGGAGGTATTCGTCGGCGGCCTCGCCTTGGTCTAGGTCGGCTATTTCTACAACTCGGCGGTCGTCGGCAAAGGTGTCGGTGAATTCTGCGATGTCTAGGTCGCGGCGGGCGGCGTAGTTTTGTGTGGTTTTTGTTAGCATCGTTCGTCTCCGGTTGGCGTCTCGTTTCGTTAACTTCTATAAGTATCTTATCGACCGGCTCCCCTGCCGTCAACAGGGAAACCGGAAAACTTTTGAGAAACTTTAGAAAGCTTTGATGGTGATCAGCGGGTTAGTCTTCAGCTTGTCCACTACGGTGTTGAAAGCCTCTCGGTTCTCGGTCACGAAGAGAACCTCGGCACCCTTCTCTGTAGCGTACAGATAGGGGTATTTCGCGCAACGTGTGACGAAGTGGTTGGCGACGGCGACTGAGGGGAAAACAAAAACGCAGCTATTCGAGGTGTCTACATAGCTGCGGCCTACTTGTGGGCATCGTCGTGTCATGGTCTTGGTCTCCATTAGAGGGGTGTTACAAATCATCGGGGGTTATGGATAAGTGCCGAGGTTTCCTAACCGATGACGTCGGCAAGGTCGGCTACATCTTGAAACGTGCCCTTCCAGGCACAGCAGTAGTGCAGGCACACCACCCGTTTGGTCTTGGGCAGGTAATCGCACCGGTTGCCATGGTAGCTGTCGGGGATGTTGGGATCATCCACCGGCTTGTCAGCCAGAGGTCCCTTGCAGCGGTCGCAGGTGAGGTCGGTCGCGGCGGCTACCCCTTCATCGGATAGGATGAAGGACTTGCGGGTGCGACATCTGTGGTAGTGCTTGCGGGCCTCTGCTACAGTGTCGAACCCGTCGTATCGTCCTACTTGGTGGAATGGCATGTCTTGGTCTCCTGCGGGGTCACTTGGTTAACTTCTATAAGAATCTTAGACTCCGGCTCCCCTGCCATCAACAGGGAAACCGGAAACTTTCTAAGATTCTTTTTCCGAGAAGAAATTCTCGTGGAGTCCCTTGTAGGGCTCCACCGGAGTGGGGAAGGAGCAGGCACCATGGTACACAACGGCTCCGGGACGGGGTTTGCCGCAAGGCTTTCCGCACTTGCCGCAGTTGCCCGTGCCCTTCTCGGGATGCTCGAATTTGTGTGCTTCGCGTTTCATGGTCAGGTCTCCGTCAGGGGTTTCGTTAACTTCTATAAGTATCTTATCGGCTGTCCCTTTCGCCGTCAACAGGGTATTTGGAAAAGTTTCTGGAAACAGGGTCCTCAAGACGGAGGCACCCTGGATACCCTTTTTGCTCTTTCAATGCTCGCCAAGTATCAGACGAGGAGCGTAAATGTCTCCGGGCACTAGGCACCCCCCTTTAGTTGAGATTTGAGTCGGAACAATTCGGTCTCCAAGGCTTCCACTTGGACGGTGAAGAAGGCGTTAGCGATAGCCAGCTCCACACCCTCAATGGCGATGATGACTGCCGCAGTGGCTTTGTCCTCTTCGTGTGTGTCCTCTGGTGGGGAGAGGTCCATCTCTCGGGCTTGGTAGCCTTTGTGGTTGCTGATGTATTCGCAGCAAAGGCAGAGGAAATCTTGGCAGGGCTGATGGCACTGGTCACAGTTTTGGGTTTGGCTTCTGATGGTAGTCTCCTTTTCGAGGTGGGTTGTGTTGCTTCTACCTCTTACTAACGGAGCCCCTCTCCAAACGTCCGAGAAGTTCTCAGAAACTTTCGTAGCCCACATTAACCCGCCGGATGACGGTTCCACTGCCGTCGCTCAGAGTCTCCTCAGAGCCTGTAGGGAGCGGGTCGCTCGACACATACCAGCCTTGGTCTATGTCTAGAGAGGGGAGGTCGTCGAGGGGCGTGGAGGGGGAAGAGAAGGACCTAGAACTTTGTGGCAGTGACGTCGGATACTGATCTTCGAGGTCGCTCTTGGTGTTGCTCTCCCAGTCGATGCCGGGGGAGGCTGAGTGCAGCCTCTTGTGGGGAATCGTCACGCCGTTGAGCTTCGTGTGGGTCTCCCACACTCGCCGGTAGTGTTGGGAATCGGTGACGACCGGGGTGTCCCAGACATCGGTTGGTGGGATGTAGGTCTTGGTGGTGGGTGACCAACTCTTGGGTCCCAGCAGATCGGCCTCTACTCGCTCGATCTTCTCGTGCATCTTCTCGACGATGGTGAGCAGCCTACCCACCTGCCCCGAGAGGAGGTTGACGTCGGCTTGCAGATCTTCGATCTCGGTCATGGTACGTTTGTCTTTCGCCTTCGATATACAAAATGTATAGTTCGCCAACTCAAGTGGCAGTAGCTCATGCACTGGGCGATACAGCTCTGCCCACCCTGGACTGTAAACTTCAAATGGAGCGATCCTTTGATCGTTGACATGGACTCGAATTCCCCGATCAAGGTCTCAAGCTTTTTGTCGATCCTGCATGTGAATCCAATCACGTAAACCTCACCGACATTCAGTTGGTCAGGGCTCAGACTCTCCAGTCTTTTTCTTGCCATGTTTCAACACCTTGGTTACTACCTTGATCGCACTCATTGTCAGCTCGTATTGCATGACCAGGGCAAGGTCTCCCTTCCCTGCTGCGAAGCCGCGATCATAATCGTATCGTGCAAATGCAGCAACCATTGTACCATCTTGCAGAGGTGGGAGGTAACACCCCTCAGAGGCATCAACTTTCCCACCTTGGAAGTATTGCAAAGGCATCAGATTTTAGCTCCTGTCTCGGGGTGAAAGTTAGTCCAAAGACATTCCGTTTTCTTTGGTTTGGTTTTGGCCGAGGAGGCTTTGTTGTCGATCTTTCGCTCGTAACAATTCCAACCCACTCGCTCCGCGATGATGTCGTACACTTTGCTATGGTAACCCGACAGTAGGAACTTCCCTTCGAGGTCTACCAGTTTGTTGAGAAGGTCCTCGTGTTCGAGGTAGGTCATCTCTTCGGTGTAGTTGTCGATGGTCACCCGTGTCTCGTGGAGGTACGGAGGATCGAGATAGAAAAGGGTGTTGGGTCCATCCTCGCGGTCGATCACGTCGAGCGCATCCTCGTTGAGTAGGACAACCCGCTGTAGCCTTCTATGAGCTTCAGGTAGCCCCTCAATTGCAGATAGCCACGCTGATACCTGTTCGTTCATCCCACGGCGTGTACGGTTGCGTGAGAGCGTTGCAAAGTCCTTTCCTAATCCCTGCCGGGACATGCGATAGCGGATGAAGAACCAGTAGGCTCTCCGAATGTCGTTGCAGTTCTTTTCGATGTCATCCCAGTTCTCTCTGGCAAACTCAAAAAGAGTCTTTGCAAAGGGGACGATGTTTACTTGATGGGAGAACTTTTTAAAGCTCTCGCCGGTTGGCGTGGACTGGACGATCTGCCAGAAGTTGATCAACGAATCGTACTTGTCGTTGGCGACCTCGCTGACCCCCTCGGGATCTTTCCGGAACAACACCGCACCTCCACCGAAGTAGGGCTCGACGTAGTGCGTATGCTCCGGCATGTGGGAGATAATCCAATCGGCAAGATAAGACTTGCCACCGTGCCACTTCATGGGATTACTCATGGTAGAAACACTCCACGAAAATGTCAGCGGTATGTTTGTTCTTCTTGGCAATACTTGACAAGTAGTCCTCGAAGGATTTGTAGAGGATGGTGAGTTCCTCAAACTGTTCGTCGTAGGCGTCCCAGAAAGGGATGCCCTCCCAGTTACCACCTGCCAGACGTACCCTTTGGGCTGCTGGTCTATCGTGGAAGATTAGCTCGATCTTTTTCAGCCCGGCGGGTACATCAAAAAAGTGTTCGATGCCATTCCCGCAGATCCTTACATTTCTAGGTCTTCGTTTTGCTACGAAGTTGCTGCAGTACCTGTTCAGTTCCAATGTTGCGAGTTTCACTCCTCGGTCTCCTTTCTTTTCTCGGTGCGGATGTTCAGCCGCGAGGGGTTGATAATGTGCAGACAGAAGGCTGAGAGTACAAGCCATGCAGGGATGGCAATCGCGATCCTAAGTAAGACTTGGACAGCCGGGTAGCAGTGCGGGATTACTGCCTCCCAGGTGACTAGCACCAAGAGGGCAGCAATCAATGCGGTGTAAAGTTCAAGACGTCTTCGAGTGTTTGGTTTCATTCTTAGGTTTTCTTCCTTGGGTTGGTCGAGCCACCCGCGAGACCCCCAGAGACTTGGCTTTCGCCCGGATCTCTGGGTGTTCCCACAGGATGTCTTCGATTGTTGCGTTTCGTTTTTGCTTGGGCGAGATGGAGTCGATGACGTCCAGCAGCCCCTCGGTAAGTATGCAACAGATCTGTTTCACGAGATGGTGTCCTTTATGCTTGGAGTTCAGCGGCACCCTTACAGGTGACCTTGCCCCGCGCGGTTACGATCTTCGTGAGTCGAAGATTCTGCATGAGGACCTTGCAGTCCTCCGCGTCTTTCTTCTCCACCTTCAGCTCGCCCTCGTCCGCATACAATGCGGGGAGGTCACGCAGAACTGCTGCGCGGGTTGCGGGGTTGAGTTTCCCCATCAGGTAGGCCGCGATCTTACTCGCAGTCGGGCCTGTGTGGGGCTTGTCTTCATCCTGCCCCACGGCGATCGCCATGTCGAAGGGGATGTTGAAATTCTCGTCGCGGATGCGACCGATGAAGCTGCCTCGGACGTCATACGTCCCACCTGCTGCGAGGTTGTCTCGCTCGGCATGCTTGTTGCATGTCTTGGTCAAGGCGTGGAAAACAGCGGCTTCGAGTTCTTTAGTAATCATACTAACGTGTCTCCTGGGTAAGGAAGGAACAAAGGTGCGGGTTTCGCCTAATATTAGGCGATAGGGTTTCAGCGGGTAGTTTGAAAAAACAGTTGGCGAGTATTGTACTTGCGATAAGCTTTGGCAGGCTGACCAGCCCTTGGGAGAACTGGCTCTTTACAGGGTAGTCGGGCTCGACGCCCGGTCCCAATCCGTTTGGACCTGCGAGGTTTCTCCCTCGCTCGTCAACTGTCTCTTGTGTGTGTGTGTGGTGGAGGTTGCAGGGTCTCCCCTTTGCACAACGTATACCCGAGCCCGCTTGAGTCTAGCTTCTGCTGGCAGCCAAGATACCGTCCCTCCTCTGATTCTTATCGGCAATTGAAGTGCTTCATCTGCACTAATTTCTCTCGCCAATCGGGTGTTTCATGGATCTTCGATACGACCAGATCTTTCAGCTCCTGGACGTCGAAGTCATGTTGGTAAACGTCGTTGCCATGGTAGTCCTGCACGAGGACTGAGCATACGTCGAACGAGTCGCAGAACTCCTGCCCGAACTCGTCAACGTCTGGGTAGACGTCGAGGACTGCGGACTCGACCCAGAAGATCCTTTTGTCTTCGTGGAGCAACTCGATCTCCAGTTGGGTCAGAAGTTTGGTGTCGGCTTCAAGTGGCATCTTTGGGGTCTCCGGGGGTGGAAGTGTTTCAGGTCTGTGTAGCTTAGATAAGATTCCTGCCAGTGTCAAGTGGTCAGGGAAAGAATTTCTGATTTAGCACTGATCTCTCAAGTGCGGGGGTAGAAAGGGGAGGAAGTCTTTGTAATGCAACACGTTGGGCGTCAGCTCGTCCAGGAGGGCGTTGTACTCCTGTCCGCATCTGTTGACGTTGTCAGCGTCGGCACGCTTTATATACAGCTCTCTCGTGGACGAGAGGGCATCCATCTTTTCTTTGACGACGGCGTTCCGTTCGTTGATCAGATCCTGCTGGTCGAGCAGGCCCTGGAAGGTTTCTTCCAAGGCATGCCTCGCAGCTTTATCCTCCTCGCTCTCCATCGTCACGAGCCAAGCGGAGACTCCTATGCCTGCAACAAAGCCAACGAAGGTGAAGGTTGTTACGAGTAGGAAAGTGATCAAGCTTCAGCCTCCTCACAGCATGCTCGCCCGCAGCAAGTTGGCTCGGATTGCAACAGTGTCAAGGTCTGGATCATTTGCAGAAGGTCGGGAGCCTTCCAACCGGTTGGCTTGATCCATTTTCCAGTCTCTGGGTCTTCGTGGGCATCACCCTCAAACTTCGCGAGGTTGGACTCGTCGATGACTTGCCGAAACCTTTTGTCAGGTATACCACAGGCAGACAAGGTGCCGGTGGTGACCACTGCAATGTCGCAACAGCCATCGACGATCTCGACGAGGTCTACCTTGCCGTTGTCATGGAAGTCCATGTCCCCGAAGAGGAGAGGCACCGAGGGGTCGCCATCGCAGGAAAGATCAACACCAAGAGCCTCAACGGTCTCCAGGCACTCTTCCATGATCAATCGGGCTCGGAGCAGACGAACCTCTGGGGAGGGCACTGTGGGAGTCGTGGGGACGTCCTGGCCTGCCTTCCGCATGAACTCTTCGACGTTTTGTTGGTGGGTTGTTTTCTCTTGCATGTTCGCTTTCAAATTGCATCGCCTGCCGGAGGTCCGGGAAATGTCTCCCGAACTTCCTTTGCAGACGACTAAGGTGTTGATGGTAAGTTTCGTACACTAGGAGGCGACCTCCGGTGCCTTCACCAAGACCGAAGCCTTGGTTGGGCGTTTGTAGAAGCCGAAGTAGGCGTCGTCCTTGCTCTGCTCAAGGCGAGCAGTGAAGGTGACCTTGTCACCCTTGGCAACGTCCAGGTCCGATGGGATCGAGCCCCAAACCTTGAAGCCTTCGTCGTCCTTGACGAGCATCTTCCAGGTGCAGCCGAAGCGGCTTTCCTGTAGCTTGGTGGATAGCACGGTGCCGGTGACAACTCCTCGCCCCGTTGGGCACTCGGTGCCGTTGGCGAGTTGGTCTGCCTTCTCGGCAACCTTGTTGGCTTCCCACTTCGCTTGACGATCCAGGTCGGCCTTGACCTTGGCGGGCATGCCAGAGATCAGAGCCATCTGCTTGGGCGAGATCTTGCCGTACTTGACAGCTCGGCTGATGATGTCGCGGAGGACATTCAACGACCAAGTTGCATAGCCCTTGGAGTCGATCCAACCTTGCTTGGTCAGCGAGGTCTGGTCCCACTCTCGTGCTACCTCGAAGAGGAACTCGACGCCAGCGTCTGCGAGCATCTTGATGCACTTCACTTTGCCTGCCTTCGCTTCGCGGAAGCTCTTGGTGGCGTGCTGGATAGCCTTGAAGGCGTTAGCACTCCCCATCTCCAGCTTCTCGGCACAGGTGGAACCCAGTGCGATGTAGCTGTTCGTCTTGGCGTGATAGAACGCACAAGTGTAGATCGCGTTGACCGAACCGCAGCAGTGGCACTGCCCGCCATGGTTGTGGTCGGAGAACTTCGCACCCGTTCGAGCTTGGTGGGCGTTGAAGATGGAACGCTCTTCCTGCACGAGCTGGATGGCGTCGTACTCGGCCTTGAAGACCAACTGTGCCACGTAGGTGTAGTCGGCGGGAACGATGGCAGATGGTCGGTGGATGTCAGTTCGCTTGGTCATGGTCAGGTCTCCCTTGGTTGTTGTGGGCTGCGGTAGTCGCAAACCTCATATAAGTAAGTTATCGTCCCCAAAGCTTCCCGTCAACAACAATTCTTCCAAAGTTGGAAAGTTTCTTCGTTTTTTCTACCCTGTATAGCGGGTTTTGCCATAAAGTTTTCAGGATTTATCTTCAGCATTGGGCACGAGCCCTTCGATGAAGGAGAGCAACTGGGCTCGAATCTCGGGGGTGATGTTAAAACAGCCTCCCTTTCGAGTAGTTTGTATCAGGTCTGTGACGTTGTTACAGCGTCGGGCGGCATTGCGGTCGAGTTTCTGCTGGGCGAGCCCTGCCTGGGCCTCCTCGACGGTGCAGAGGTGGATCGACGACCAACTGTCTGCTCCCTTCTGGTAGCCGCTCTTGTTGAAGCGTCGGTCGCACTCGGTCACCAGGATTCCCGTTGGGGTCACCCGTTTGACTTTGGAGATGGTGTAGGTGTCTCGGCCAAGGGCACCTCGGCCTACGCGAAACGCAACAGGATCTCCAGCGGCGTAACCTTCGGTTGTCAAGTATCTAAGCATGTGTCAAGTATTCCTTCTGTTTTGAAAGCGAGGTGAGGGGCTGACTGTACATTCCATGAAGTGGCACAGTTCGGGATTCTGCGGTTGGGAAATATATTCAAACCTCTCGCAGCCGTCTCGGTGGGCGTATGAAAACCACCCACCACTCGCTGTGATTACAAGTATTTTCGGTTGATGCCTTCGAGGCGTTTCAGTTCAGCGACGTCGGCTGCGTAGATGGCTTCTCCACCGTCCCCGTAGCAGCCTTCCTGGCCCTTGGTTCCGTAGCGGGCGACGTAGCCTGCGAGGTCGCCCCCGCAGCTCTCGATCCACTTGCTCTGTCGGAAGATCGCGAACGAGACGAGTGTTCGTGGGAGTGTTTTTCTGCTCATGGTCTGGGTCTCCTAGACGAGGTTGTTTCGGGTGATGAAATTCAGCATCGCGGCCCATCGGGCATCGCTGATCGAGTTGGTGGGCTTAACACCTTTGCCGTAGACGACGGCGTTGATTGCTCGGGCGAGTGTCATCGATCTGGTCTCCTATTATTAGGCGAAAGGTTAGGTCCCCGCAGAGCCCCTCAGAGGCTCTTGCGGTAGACGACGTAGCAGTGGGTGATCTTACGTCGGTCTGACTTGCGTCGATCCGTATCGACGATTGTGCGACCGTGGGCACCAACCAGGAGGGCGTGCCCGTCAACCCGGATGATGAATCCGTAGGCATCGACTTCCTTGGCAAGTTGTACCATCTTTGCTCGTGCCCCGCCAACCGTTTTCCCCTTGACCTGGGACAGGCGGCTGCGGACAGTGAACTTCTTGCGAACTGCACCCACCAGATCGCTGATGTTGTGCAGGTAGCGGGTGACGTTCTCACAGCCAAAGGCTTGGGCCACTGCCAGGGCACAAATGTTCTTGTTGCCGTTCTGGCTGTTGTTGCTGCGGGCTCGTTGGGCTGCTCGGTTGATTGCCATCGTCTTGGTCTCCCGTTTGGTGGTCTCCGTTTGCGGTAGTCGCAAACCTCATATAAGTAACTTATCGACTGGCAAGTCTCCCGTCAACAGCAATTCTGCCAAAGTTGGAAAGTTTTTTATCTGGCCCTTTGATAGAGGGTTCGCTTGGCCCATCGCTTGCCTGACAGCAGGACCTCGACTCGGTGCCGCACCACTCGGAACGTGTTGCTGCTCACGTCGATGTCTACGCCGTCCAGCTCCACCGTCCACCAGGGCTCGCCTCGGTGGGTCAGCTTGAAGGCAACGAACTTCCCCACAGCGGTCTCAAGGGTGTAGTGACCTCGGCATACTTTTTTCCACATGGTCTTGGCCTCCAGGTTAGTTGGTGAGTCGGTATCGGGCGATCTTGCGTTGGCAGGCGTTTTGCCCACCGAAGAGGTTGTCTCGGTTCTCGACCATCTCGTAGATGGTGTAGATGTCCTTCTGGAGCTTTCCGGCCTTGACCAGGGCTGTGAGGTCGGCGGGCTTGTGTGCGGGCAGGTAGCGGCTTGGCGTCCAGGCTGTGTCGCAGCCTTTGGTGTCGGCTTCGATGAAGGCCAGGAGAGCTGCTCGGTCGGTCGCGATCTGCGCCTTGGTTCGACGGTTGGCTAATCTAGCTTCCCACTTGGTGGCAGCTACCGTGGCTTGACGAAGAAACCGTCTACGTCGTGGGGAGCCTTTGTCGGCTCGGGCTGCTGCAACCAAAAAAGCTCGAACGCTTTTCTTGTTCTGGTGCGTTCGGCAGAGGTTTTTGTCGAAGGTCATCGTCTTGGTCTCCCGTTTGCGTTGCGTTGTTTAAGCTTCTATAAGTAATCTATCGGCAACGATCTTCCACGTCAACAGGGATTCCGGAAAAGTTTCGAGAAAGTTTTTAGGACCGCAGGACGTTGCCTGCGGCGTCCATCGAATCGCCCTCGTTGATGTGGACAACATGAGCCTCGAAGGGTCCCTTGTTCAGCGGGTGGCGGTAGCGGGCTCCTGCCTTCAACGCAGGCCCAAGGTACTTGTATTCCTTCACACAGGAGGGATAGGAGCCAAACATGGCGAAGCTTCTCCACTTGTTGTCGTAGCAGAGACGGTCCCCGGTCTCGGGGCAGACGACGATCTTGGTTGAGTTATCTCTGGGCATTCTTGATTTCCTTTTTGGCTTGGGTTCGTCGGAGTTTCTTGCTTAGTGTTTTGAGGGTCTCAGTTCGCTCCCAGCGGGACTTCCCGCCGTTGGAGCCTACCATCCCTCGTTTGATCTTGAGGCTCACTGTTAGCCCTCCTGGATTGCCTTGCGGCTCTTGGCACCTCGGGTGCGGTTGCGTTTGGTACGACGGTCCCCCATGGCACCGGCGCTGGAGTTGCGATCCTGGTGCCCCTTGCGGAGGGGACGGTCCTTGATGGTGATGATGATCTTTTTCATGGTCTCGGTTTCCTTAGCTGAATTTCTTGCTGATCTTGGCGCTGTAAACTTCGCCTTCTGGGATTTGGTAGCTGTCGCCGCTGACAAGCCTGTCAGTGTAGCGGACAGTGAAGGTGCCTTCGTTGCTCTTGTTGAGTCGGAACCCGGTAATCTGGACTTCGCGACCGCTCTTGAGTGTCAGGTAGGTTCCGACTGCTGTCTTGCTGACTCGTGGCTTTCGTTGTCGCATGGTCTCGTCTCCGTTTGGCGTTTCGTTAACTTCTATAAGCATCTTATCGGCAACGATCTTCCACGTCAACAGGGTTTCTGGAAAAGTTTCGAGAAAGTTTCTCAGCGGCTCCAGCAGGCGTAGCCACCGTCTCGGGTTGGGTCAGCGTAGAGCGAGTCCACGTCCACCTCCACTCCCTCCTCGAACAGGAGGTCCCTCAGAGCCTCCTGCAGGTCGCTCTTGTTGGTCTGGGCTCCGAAGTCGGCGTACCACTCGCCAGACTCCTCGTGGACGATCTCGCCGTCTACAGCGAACTTGGTGCGGTAGGCCCAGGCTTGGTCGTGCGAGCCGTTGTCCCAGAAGATGGAAGCGGATACGAGGGTCTGCTTTTTGTCTGCCATTGTCTTGGTCTCCATTAGAGGGGGTTGGAAGGGCATCCGTCTCCCCACCGTTTCCAGTGGGGGTGAGGGTGACCTCAGATTCCGAGGAAGGTTAAAGCTTCTTCGCTGACGGCAGAGACCCCTGGGATCTGAGATCCCGTGACCTCGCCCGTGCAGACAACAACGAAGAGGGAGTTGACCACTTCAAGCTTGGTGATGGTCTCACCGTGTACGCTGGTGATGAGCAGGATCAGAGCAGAGAAGGCTGCTGGCGTGTTGGCGGTTAAGTAGGACATGTCTTGGTCTCCCGGTTAGTGTTGCGACTTGGTTAACTTCTATAAGCTACTTTATCGGCTGTCCCTGCTGCCGTCAACAGGGAAACCGAGAAAGTTTCGAGAATCTTTTCAGGCCCCTAGGACGGTGACCTGCCAGGGCTTCGCACCGACTGCGAGGGACTTCATCACAGCCTTGTCTGCGGCCTGCACAGTGTCGTAGCGAGCGGCGAGGTCGCTGTCCTTGGTGAGGCTTCGCCCACCTTCGCCAAGGTAGACCCAGACGCCGTAGCGGTTTTCGACCTGGACGGCGAAGGAGACCTTCTTGGCCTCTGCTGTCTTGGTCTCCACTGCTGCGACCTTCTCGCCCCAGGCGGCGTCCCATGCAGCCACAGCGGCTCGCATGTCCTCGATGTTCAACACGTCGGCTACGCTGCCGATGGTGTTGTAGTCGGCGTCCTGGAGCAGGACGGTGACGTTGACCCCGCCCACCCGCATGCCTGCGGGGGAGAGGTCGAAAACTTGGTGGATGTGGGATGGCTTTTTCATTGTCTTGGTCTCCGGTTTCGAGAAAGAAAAACTTAACTTCTATTGAGATTCTTTTTAGCTCCGATCCACGCTCCAAGGTGCGGAGCTGATTCCGTAGCTGATGATCTTGACGTCCTCGCCCTGGAGGGTCGCCGTGGCTTCCCGGACGAAGTCGCCGTGGATGTTCACGTAGCTGGTCATGTTGCGGGCGACTCGTTCGACCACTCGGACCTGTCGGTTCTTCGCCGCGCGGTGGGTCTTCTGCATGCAGCGGATCTTGACCTTGCGGTCTGCGTGGGTGTTCTCGTGCAGGCGAGTCTGGGTGCTTTTGGTCATCGTCTGGTCTCCCGTTCGAGTTGTGTTGTTTAAGCTTCTATAAGTAATCTATCGACTGTCCAGTTCCCCGTCAACAGGGAAACTGGAAACTTTTCGAGAATCTTTTAGATCCCCATTTCGTCGGCTTGTCGCAGCAGGTTGCCGCCTGTCTTCGAGCCCTCTTCGTGCCCGAACATTCGGGAGACGACGTCCTGGTAGGCCCAGGCTGCTCCCCACTGGCTATCGGGGCCTCGCTGCTTGGCTTGGCTCATGGCGTTCTCTGCGAGCATGTTCAGGGTGTTCAGGCTGATCTCGTTTTTGGTGGCTGGCATCGTCTTGGTCTCCCGTTCGAGTTAGTTGGTTAAGCTTCTATAAGTAATCTATCGACTGTCCGGTCCCCCGTCAACAGGGAAACCGGAAAACTTTCGAGAATCTTTTCAGCATACTTCGCCCATGTAGCCGTACATCTCATTGGCACTCAGCCAGATGATTGCGAGTTTCCGCTCTGCTGCCGTCAACAGCTCCTCGATGGCTTCGCACTTATCGATCTTCTCATTCCACTTCTCTTCGTGGGCGTCAGCCTTCGGATCGCAATACTGGAGGGGCTGGTTGTACCGCTGGGCGACTCGGGCGGCTTGCTTGTACTTCGTGAGGTTAGAAGGTTTGCGGGCCTCTCTGCGGGCGTCCTGGGCCGCTTTGGTGCGGGAATGTAGCTCCATCCCGCAGTAGTGGATCTCGTCGGCGTAGTATCCGCACTTGGGGTTATCCGGCATAGCCGTCATAGCTGCTTGGCAATCCTTGATTGTGAAGCGGAGGCTGTCGTCGCTGCGGCCCTTTAGGGACTTGGGATAGTTCGCGTGATCGATTTGAGGGGCGTCGGTTGGCATGGTTGTGGTCTTCGTTTCAGGGGGTTGGTTAACTTCTATAAGTATCCTAGACGAGGTCCCGGTCCCCGTCAACAGGGGAACCGGGAAAATTCCGAGAAAGTTTTAGCTGGGCACTCGCGAGGCTTTTCGGCTCTCCTCGTACTCCCAGCATTGCTCCTGAGTCACGGGGTAGTCCAGGACAGCCTGGAGGGCTCGCAACTGCTTGGTCAGCTTCGCCCTGCGGGTCCTGACGTGGGCAGCAGAGGCTTCCCCGTCGCAGGACAGCATCTCGGGCTCCAGCTCGCCGTAGACGGCGTGGATCGCTGCCATCGTGTGGTACGTGACAGAGTCGAAGGGGTTGAAGCGGATCGCCTCGGCGGGACGAGTGACGACCTCTACCGGCAGCATGGGGGCATTGCCCGAGGGTGTCATCAGCGAGTAAGGTACTCCCCATACTTCGCCCTTCTTCGAGCGGCTCCCGCGATTCTCCAAGATCTCGACCTTGGCCTTCTTCGGGTTCAGCTTGACGATCTTGCCGAGAGTCTGCTCTCCGCGAGTCCTGCCAAAGGTGACGGTCATTCCTACGGTTGCGTGTGCTTTCATCATGGTCTTGGTCTCCAGGTTTCGAGGGGTTGGTGTTAACTTCTATAAGTAATCTATCGACTGTCCCGGCTCCCGTCAACAGGGAAACCGGAAAACTTTTTGGAAAGTTTTAGAAGCCTTCGTCGATCAGGTACGCCACCACCTCGACAGCCGCCTTGCGGGTCTTGCTGATGTCGTGGAGTCGCGAGGCGTAGCTGTCGTCCACGAAGAAGACTCCCTCTTTCAGGACCGTCTGAGCCAACCAACCGCCATCGGTCTTTTCCACGCGGATGTAGCGACCCTTGTGTTCGGTGATGTAGGCTCCGCTGAAGGTCTTTGTGAAGTCTCTGGTCATGGTCTTGTCTCCCGTTTGGCGTCCAGTTGGTTAAGCTTCTATAAGTTATAATCGACTGCTCCGGTTCCCGTCAACAGGGAAACCGGAAACTTTTCAAGAAAGTTTTAGACGTCGTAGCCTTGGGCGGCGAGCATCCCCTTGGTCAGATGACGAAGGAAGTGGAAGACGTCCCCGTTCTGAAAGTCGATCTTGACGAGGGTGTCGCGGATCGAGGCGTGATGATCCCCGGCGTGGACACAGATGTAGTCAACGATGTCTTGCCAGACCAGACCGTAGTGGCCTTCAATTCCGATGAAGTCGATCAGCTCTACGCCTTTTTCCTGGATCAAGTTTTCGAGGTAAGTTCTCATGGTTTTGGTCTCCCGTTTGCGTGTGGTGTTTCGTTAACTTCTATAAGTAATCTATCGACTGGGATCTTAGCCGTCAACAGGGATTCCGAGAAAGTTTTCAGCGGAGACAGGCTGCAAGACGTTTGACCCTACGTTTTAGGGTGTTTTCGTCGGAATTATTATCCAAAATAATATCGCAAAGATCTTTGGAAACGGTGTTTGAGATGCCAGATTCTGGTGGTTTCCGCTCTGCAGCGTCCACCCAGATCGATAAATCGAAGAGTCCCTTCTCGCGGGCGTCGAGGAATTCTATGCGGTTTCTTATCCCCACGTACATATCGTGTTGGGCGAAGATCTCCCGCGTGAGTCTGGAGGGGTCGTCGGCGTTGTACGCGCAGATCATGTCGAACCATTCCTTGCGATGGTTGCCACGATCCTCGAAGGCTTCCTGTGGAGTGTTGTAGCCATACTTGACTTTTAGGGCATCGAACAGAAAGAGTTTGCAGGCGAACATACTTGACGAATCGAAGGTTATGTCAAGTGCTTGTTCGAGCAGTTCCCCAACGGTGTCTTTGCCGTGGCGGGCGTAGCCGCAGATCATAAGTTTCATGCGACCAACAGCTTTCCCCAGAAATCCAAAAAGGATGCTTCGGCTAGAGGTGGTGTGAGTACCTGCGTGGGTGACGTGTGGACGAAGGACGTTGCCATCTGGCACCCTTCCCACTTCCATGCTCCGCTTCCCTTCATCAGCAGTGCGGCCTCTGCTCGGCAGACGGTGTTGTCGCACTCCTTGATGATCTCCCAGTCGATCTCTTTTTCATCCACGGGGAGCTTCCGAAGTATGGCATCCATCAGAAGATTTTCGACCTCTCGAAAAGCTTTCATCGAGGGGTGGTTTTTAATCGGGCGGCACATGTCTCCGATGTAGGCTTCGCCTGCATCATGCCAGAGAGCTGCGACCTGGGTGTCCCAATTGCCCCCGCGAAGTTTCACCTCCTGGGCAACGATCACCGAATGCTCGGCAACACTATAAAACCTCTCGCACTGCCCTCCGAAGCGGCAGAGCTTCGCTAGTGCAGAGACTATGTCGAGAAGATTCATGGTGTCAGGATCAGGGTTGAAGACGTTCAGGAATTCCCCTGAGAGAATGCTGATAATACCTTCGTCTTCGCACCCTGTTCTGTTGATCGCTAGATCATGCTTTTCAATCATTTGTCAAGTCCTTGTCAATCTGTTCGATGATGGCTCCGATGTGGAGCGAGTTGCGAAGGGTCTCACCGTGTTGTCGGTGGAGGGTAACCGCGCAGATGTCTCGCTTAGATCGGTAGCCATGTGAGTGGGAGTAAGTATCGCGCGGGATCAGTGTACGAAAAGATTCTATCACCTGTCCACCCACGTCTTGCCTTTTCTGGTGGTGGATGTGACCAGTGTACCAGTAGCGATGTTCGCATCGCCCAGACTGCTCTCGCTTGTCTTCTGCCATGACTTTGTAAAGTGCCTCTGGCTTGACCTTGTGCCCATGGTGAACACCGATCAAGTTGTTGCCAAATTCGTACCAGTGGAAACCATCGGGGCTAACGTCGATCTTGACTCGTGGATTCTTTTCGTAAGCCACTTCCAGACAGAGGTTGAGCATTTGCGAAGTCTGCTCGTCATGGTTGCCGATGGCATTTATCACAGTCACCGTCTCGTGCTTCTCAAGGGCAGCATCGATCATCCGGCGCATAATCTGGATTCCCACTCGGGCGACCTTCGCCCATCGCCCATCGACGTCCAGGGGATTCTTTCCCCGCCTCGTGACGTTCTCAGGGGTGTCAGTGTGGAACCAGTCTCCGAGGTTGCAGATGACTGCCTCAGAGGTCTTAGGGGAGGCTTCCATCAGTCGGTCGAAACCTTCCGCGAAGATCTTGTCAGCGATCTCGATGTCCCAATCCTCTTCTGCGTCCTCGTGCCAGCAGTAGAGACCAATGTGGGCATCCCCGATTGGGTAGACCACCAGCTCGTCATCGACCATCCCCTTTTTTGTGGGGGCAAGTCGCTTAGGAAGGGGGGTGAAGTCTTGGCAGACATGTTTTGCATATTCTTGGGCGAATTCCTTTAGTCGATCCATGTCCGCTGACGATTTTACCCATTGGGCCTTGACGTTTCCGTCCTCATCGTATAGCGTTGAAGTACCCTTCACGAAGTGCGTTGACGGCACCGTGTGTGTCATGTCATGTTCAGGGCTGTGACCCTGGAGGGCTGCGCGCTTTTTGATCCGGGCTACCAACCCCCTGATAGTGGGGGCGCTGGAGCCTACCTCTTTTGCTATTTCCGCATAGCTCATTTTGTCTAGTTTTTCAATGATAAGCCGCTGCTTATCCGTATTGCAAAAATCGATTAGACCGGCCATTATTACTCGTCCTCGGCAGAAGAAATTGTCGTAGGGTTTTCCAAGTCTGTCAGGTGGTTGAGGGTCTCGCCCTTCGCAAAATCTGACAACGACAGACGTATAACTTTAATTCCAAAGTCTTTCAGTTCAGCCCTCAGCCTTTTGCCAAGGTTGGTCGCAGTCTTCCGAGAATCGCCTACAAGCTCTTCGTAGGTGAGGTTAGAGATAACCTGGGAGATAGCCGCAATTGCGAAGTCTTCGGCTGTGTCATCGTAGTCGTAGCACTGCGTAAGCAACTGCTCGACATCTGAGATTTCATAGATAAGAACCCCACGAAGATGTAGGACAAGTCCGTCCTTGGTTGTTAGGTTCTGCTTCGGCAGTCGTTTGGTCTGCCGCTTGATGGGAATGACCGTGGGTATGTCTGTGACTACCGGCCAATACCAGTGGATACCTGTTCGACCAAAGACCCAAGTACCGTTGTCATGCTTGACAACTCGCACCTTGGAACCCCATCGCCACTTTACACCTTCCTGCGTTGTGTTCACTATCACGAAGTGTGGGATGAACATCACGAGAAAATCGTAGAGTCGCGTCAGGACTGGGAACAGCTCTCCCATAAATTACCCACCATGATTAAAGGGTCCGTTGAGACTTCCTATTATCGGTGGGTTTTATGGACTAATCCAGAGCAGTTTCTCCGCATATTAGGAGAACTCAAAAATAAAGGGGGAGGGGTCTTTTTAGCGAGCGACGAAAAGAGAATGCCAGATTCGTAATTCAAACGGAGTGTAAAGTTGCTTGTGTGGCACTATTAACTCTCGACAGGGAATACAGGGATTAGTCTTTAGATTCCATCTCTTCTTCTGCCACCGGCGCAGAGTCGTCTCGGCTCTTCTCAGAAGGGTGGAATGGTTGTGTTCCAAAGTCCCTGCCCTCTCTAGCAGCATCGCCATCTCCGCTCTTAGTTGGAGACTTCCTTTTTGAGTAATCACGAGCGTCCGCTGTGTTACCGTAGTTAAGTCCCTTGTCTGTGCAAAGGTAGAGGACTCCAACCAGTCGTGAGCGTCTGCTGGTCCCGGTAACGGATCGTATATATCCTTCCCGGAGCAGTAGTCCAAGAGGCTCTTGTAGGAAAGGTGATTGAGGGTCTTCAAGGCTGTATAAATATCGAATGTCGGAGAGTGCAAGTCCGTTAGGTCCACCATCTTTAATCCTCTTCAGAAGTGCCCATCGGTTGACAGGCTTCTTCGGGGCGGGTACTGGTTTGTCAAAGCCGAGGTGATCCATCTCCAGATCCTCTTCGGCTAACTCGCGTTCTTCCTCTAACTCCCGGCGAGACTTCCGCTCTTTAGGTTTGGCCTCACGGGGAGGGAGGTGTACAAGTTCTTCGTGGGGATCATTCATTGATAGTCTTTCAAAGAGTAGAGGTTTTTTCTAGGCGTAAATGTGAGACCTAACAGGTAACCCTTTTCTAGCCTTTTTCTGAGTGGTGTGTAGTGCGTTGCGTATGAGCAGCTATTTACTCTATGGTCGCTATAGGCTACTATCCAAACCCATTTGGTCAGGCATCCAGGATTACCAAGGGGACTATCTTCCATATCTGCACAACCTCTTTTTTGACGTGCCACCACTTTAATCTTCTATACTGCCGGGGGTTGCCCCAGCGATCTGTGGCATAGTCCTCGGCATCAATCCTGTCCTTGAAGTGGACGACTGGCTCACTGTCCGGGGAGGGCTTCTTCTCCATCAGCTTGATTGAGTAAGGCACTTAATATCCTTTCTAATTCTTCGACTCGGGCTTGAGTCTGTTCTACGTTGGCTACAAGGTCTTCGAGAATAGTTGCACCCATCGGGGTGAAACCTGCATGGACATAAAGCTTGGCTTGCATCGACAGGTTCGACATGTCAAGTACGCCTTCGTGCGGTTTGAACTCTGTCGTCTCTCTCGTCCGCTCAGGCTGTCCCTTTGGTTCTTGGATTCGGGCGAGGTGTTTGTACCACTTGGCAAACAACTCATTGCCTTGTCGTTCGTTGCTGTCGGCCCAAATCACCTGAAAATCGTCAGGGTCTTCGTTGGGATCTAGCGTTAGACGGAAGAGGCAACCGTTCCACATGAAGCGGACGAACTCAGCAGTCTCCTTCACCGGCATCTGGAAGACCTTCAGGTCCCCGTTCTGCTTCTTCAGGAAGTCTACAAACATCTCCTTCATCTCGCGTGGCATTTCTGTCTTCATGGTCTCTAAGCTCTCTTAAAAGTTTGTTGTCAAGTTCGGCACCTCGCATGCCGTTGTTAAATCCGTTGAGCGCCATCCTAAACAGCTCACTGCTCAGACTCGCGGTAGAGCCTAACGCCTGCCTCCCCTTCACTATCTCGTGAAGGGCATCCGCAAAGTCCTGGTGTTCCTGCGGGATCGTTACACTCACTCGCGTTCCCTTCCAGTTGTCGATCTTCCTCGGCATCAGGCTTCCACCTCTCAAGTGACTGTCGTAAAATGTTCTTCGCCATGTTGGCGCGGGATGTTCTAAATCCTTGCACCTCGTTCATCTGACGTGCGAGGGAGTCTATCACATCACACATCCATAACTCGTCGTCGTTGAGACGTATCTTAATCTCTTGCACGGGATTCTCCTAGTCCTTGACGCTGGGATCTCCCAGGCCAAATTGGAAGTTGGTTGAGCGGCTCCCTCCGTACTCTCTGTGCTTGGCTATTTCTGCCCGGCACTTAGGGTGCATCCGATCTCCCCGGTTCTTTGAGTTGAGCTTGGGCTCCCCGCAGACTGGACAAATTCTAGTCATCACGGTGGGACCTTCATGTAGCGTTTCCATCTCCGGCTTGCGGAGGAACTTATCTAGCAGGCTCACAAGTGTTTCTCCTAATAATAGGACTGTGCCCCCGAACCAAATGGCGGTAAAGTTTCAGGGGCACAGTCAGGGTTTACGAAATGTTGCGGATCAGGCGAGCCATGAATTTCCGCATGTTGGTAATCAGGTTCGGCAGGTCCTCGAAGTGGACGACGTTCTCTTTGCCGTACATCTTGTCGGAGTTACGAACCCCGTCGATTGCGATCTGCAAAACGTGGAAGCCTTCCTTGCGGCACTGGTCAACAGCCAACTTGGTTGCGTCCGTAGCCGACATCCCACCGAAGTGGCCGCAGGGCTCACCGTCGCTGACAACGATCAGCAACTTCTCGAACTTGGGATTGCAGAACTTCTTCATCTCGTGGCGGGCACAGTTGATCGCCACATAATCGTAGTTTCCGCTGCCGGGATCGTAGGCCGCGATGCTATGCTTGTGCGGGTTGTTCTTCCCGTACAGGTATGTGAACATCGTATCGTTGTCCCCACCGCCGCGACCCCACCCACCGGTTGTGTGGCTGTAGATCTCATGCTCGATGCTAGGCAAGCCAACTAGGCACTCGTGGAGAAGGACACCGATGCACATTGCGTACTCGGCTTTCCCCATGCTGCTCATGCTGGGGTTGTCATAGCAACTTCCCATAGATCCGCTCTCGTCAAGCAGGATGCCCACAGAGAGCCCTCGGGCTGACTTTGTGACTTCCTGCTTGCAGATTCGCAAGGACCGTTTCTTCAAGCCAGGGTTAGCCCTATGCTTGAGTTGAGCCTCTTTGATCATGTGAAGCTTGCGTCGGTCAATTCGCCCGTTTGGCTGCTCGGTGATGTTGAAGTTTCGGCTACCTGTTCGGTAAGAGAAGACCTTCTTCATCCGGTTGATATGCGGCTGCATCAGAGCGAGGTAATTCTCGTACTTCGCTGTCAAGGCAGGCGTAGGTTGCGGATGGGAGATCACAGTCCCGGCAGGAGACGAACCCTTCTCGGGTTGCCAATCTGGTCCTCGCTCGACTCGGTTCGCAGTTTGCTTACCCGACTCTTCGGATTGCTTGGCGTCCATCGGTGAGGAAACATCGTCGAGTTTCTTCATCATCTGGATCATGTCCTGCATGGTAAAGCTGCCGTCCATGATGCCCGCCTCGACCAAGTCAGCGAGTTCCTTGTTGAGCTTCTTCTGAGTCTTCTCGAACTTTTTGATAGCTCGTTTCTTCTCGCTGTCCTGTGAGGAGTCACCCGACTTCTCAGCATCTTTGTAATCCTCCAAAGCAGACTGGTGTTGCTTGACTAGATCGTCGATGCTTTTCTGGGTAGCTTCCTTCGCTTGGGCGTTGCTACGAGCCTTACGCTCTGCGTCTAGGCGATCCTGGATCTCTTCCGAGGTAGGACCAGCTTTTTGCTCCTGGGGGCTCTGCTGGCTCTGCTTGCCGCCTTGCTGTTGCTCTCCACCTTGGGAAGGTGCAGCGTCTTGGCCTTGGGCCTCGGTGCCATCGTCGTTGGAGGCTTGACCATCACCTTGGGAGGCTTGGCCTTGACCGCTCTGACCTTGACCGCTCTGACTCTCGCCACCTTGACCACCTTGACCCTGACCCTCTTGGCCTTGACCTTCCCCGTCAGAATCTTGACCACCCTCACCGGCTTCACCTTCGCCAGCTTCGCCTTCAGGTTGCCCCTCGGGTTGTCCTTCTGGTTGCTCGCCTTGGACCTTGCTCTTAATGTCTTCGTCAGACATGTCCAGGAGGTCGTCGTATTCCTTCAGGAGGAACTTGTAGTAATCGTGGATCTTCTGACCGTATTCAATCACCTCGTCCTCTGTGCGAGGGAGGTGCGGGAACATGCCACGAAGCTCGTCGAAGACGCAGTGGTTGGTGAGAGTCTTCCACTCTTTAATCTCTTTGGTAAGCAGGTATCCGCATCGGATAAAACCAAAGAAGATAGCGTTGATGCGGCTGACCTCGGGCTGCTCCTCACCCCAGTGGGCGATGCTGCTACCGAACTCTCGCTTCTCGAAGAAGATCCGCTTGATCCCATGGTAGTAGGGAGCAAAACCAGGGGAGTGCAACTTCCCTGCGGCTTCGATACGCTCGTCTTCAAACAGACCCGTGAACATCGAAAGAACTGGCTCGGTGCCATCCCACTGCTTCATCTTTAGGAAGAGCTTGCGGGTCTCGCGGATGTGGTCTGCTTCATGGAGACCTAAGCCAAGGTAGAGATCGAGAACCTCCTCGCTGGAGGCAATCTCGAACGGCACTAGGTCCATCAGGATGAAGGGCTGCTTCCACTTTCCAATGTCGCGGAAAGATGCTGCGGCCCCTCCGATCTCTCCGAGGTGCGCGAATTCAACTGGGCAGTTTCGGGGGAGACCATGGACACGTAGAAGGTTGACGACGGCGTTGCGAATCATCGCAAGATCCATCACCAACTTGCTTTCGTTTTTGGGGTCAAGCTTGTACTGCTTGCGTGACCACTTGCTGGAGAACTGGTTGCTCTCTGTTGCTTGGTCTTCGTTGTAGAAGTTGCCAGCAGCTTCGTCGAAGAGATCGCCGCGACCGTCGCGTTGATCCTTGATTTTGTCGAGTGTGTCGAACCAGCTTCGTTTCTGCTTTTTCGCCATTTGCAGAGTTCCTTATGTTGGGGAGTGTTTCTCAGATTCTTAAAATGTACCAGAGTCGGAAGAATACGTCAAGGGGTCCTTGAGAATAAATCCATCTTCCTTGGAAAAAAGGGGTTTCGCCTTTAGAGTATGCTCACATTCGTCGCTACTGCTGAACCTGTATTGAAAGCATTGGCAGGAGGGCTTGCCTCTTTCGGTGAGTTCCAGGGTTCGGATTAGTCGCACGTCCCCCGCAATACACTTGGAGGCTATCACAAAGGTCTTGGAATCACCCTTTTTGGTTTTGGTCCTCTTGACTTGGTAGACGGTGCAGTCCTCGGCAGGGACCTTGAAGAAGGGGTTACCCTGCCCATGGTTTACCCGCTCGGCTAAGTCTGTGAGGACTTGGGACTCATAACCCTCTTGGGTCTGCACCCTCGTCTTGCCGCAGGTAACTTTGACTTCGGACGTCCATCCGGGCTGATCTAGCACTAAGGCATAGTCCGTAGTGTCAGGAAAAGCCCCGTCCGTAACTTGGAGACGAGAGCCGGGAAACTTAGCTACTAATTCTTTTCGATTCATGGTAATCGTCCTTGTGCGAGGGGGTGTTTTGATGTGTGTTAAATAAAGAGGGAGAACCGGCAGGAGACCAATCGAGACCGATCCCCCCTCCACCGATTTTTACTTACGTTTCTTGGCACCACCTTTGCGTTGCACCAACTGTCGGAGCTGGGTCTGCTCGGAGGAGTCACCCCCGTCAGCCTCGAACTTGTTGATAACGGAACCGGACAGAGCCATCTCGTAAGGCATCCCTCGACCGACAGCAGTGCCTGCCGCGAGAAGCATACGAGTCGAGATCGACTTGGACATGTCGCCTTCCTCATGGAGCTTACGTTGCTCCCCAGCAAGGTCTACGAGCTGGTCTGCGGATGCAGGTTTCAGTCCAGGGCATCGCTTCAGGAGAATGTCCTTTTCCTTATCCCTTGGTGCCCAAGTCATGTGGATGTGGAAGTCGAATCGCTCGATCAGAGCAATGTCCAAAGCTTCCGTTCCAGTGTACTCCATCCCGATGTTCGCCGTGGCGAAGAACGAGGTACGCTCATGCTTGTGGATGACAGGGCAGTTCTCGTCTTCGTCGATGGCGAGGTAGCCTTGGTTGTCCAGGAGAGGCAACAGAATGTTCTGGGCTGCTCCAGTCTGATCGCGGCTGATTTCGTCCAGGAGAATCATCCCCGGCTTCTGGATCGCTTGGGCGAACCGAGACAGGTTATGGATCGTGCCGTCCACGTTGGCAGTCGTGTTGCCAATGATCGCACTTCGCGGATCTTGCATGGCACCGAAGTTGACCGCAGTCAGCGGGGGCATTCCACAGAGTCGTGAGACGTAGTAGGCAAGCTCCGACTTACCGCAACCGGAAGGACCAGTCACTAGGACTCGACAACCATGCAAGGCACAGTAGACAGCCGTTAGCCAGTTCTCCGGAGTGACGAAGAAGGTGGAAGGGGCGGGTCGTTTTACCGAGGCCCAATCCTCTGGCTTCACCAACTCGTAACTCTCTTCGTCTTGCTGCTCGGTCGTCTCGGCGTAGGTGGCGAAGTCAACCGCAAGAGTCTCCTCTTCCGAAACAGTCTCCACCACTATCGTGACCTTGGTCACAGGGTCAACCTTCTTACCGGCTTGCTTGACCTGTGTGGACTCCAACGACTTTGAAGAGTCGCTTGATTTCTCACACTCGGCGTGGATACGAGCAGGGTTGATGTACCGAGGGTTGTCGGGATCGACCTTAACCTTGGGCATGTTGCCCATCGTCAAGAAGTCCAACAGAGCGGAGGCTCCCAGATCGGGAAGCTCAGGGTGGACAGCGTGAACTACTGCACCTTTGCCCAGCAGCATAATGTGGGTGAGTGTTTCTTCACCCGTCCACTCGATGGGGGTCTCACTGTCGAAGAGGACAGGAACAGGCTTGCTTCGCGAGCCTTTTTCTTTACGCTCGAAGCCTTTATCCCAGACCGTTACATCGTCGGTGATGCAGGTGGTATGGCGGCAGACGCTGTCGTCTGCGAAACGGTACTCGGTGCAGTTGCACGAGAGCTTCCCGTCATCGGCGTTGCGTTCGACAACGGAAGTCGAGCGGACTTTGTTGTCAGTGATTTGGTAGAACTTGAACTTGTTTGCTTCAGTCTGCAGAGCGATGTTGTAAGTAGTGGTCGCCATGGTAGTTGGTCTCCTGGGTAAAGTGGGGTTCGTTTCCGTCGATGTCTAAAACCTACCAGAGTCGGAAGTTTATGTCAAACGGTGTTTTCAAGATTTCTTGGGTTTGCTTCCAGAAAGATGCCGATAGTGCCTTGTTTCCGGGGTAAAACGACCGTAAAGAATCCAAAAATAACATCCTCGGGTACATTCTTTATCGGTATGTGCATGTCAATAAGTTTAGTCCAATCTGCATCTTCTGGGATTGGAGGTGCGTCTGCTGCAATGAAGTCTTCGAGTACAATGTGGACCGTCTCTAGAATGCACTCCGCGTTTTCGCCGGAGACTCCATCCACAAAAGAACAGTCGCGTTGATCTAGTAGCTTCACATGGGAGCAGACCTTCTTATTGAAGAATGCTCGACAGGTGCAGGTCCTGTCTTTGATAACGTGGATGTCTTCGCGGTTAACGATTCCATCTCTTACCTTTAACTTCTCGCAGAGGACTTTGTCCGACTTCTGTTTGAAAAGGTAGAAAGGTTTGTTGCTTATCTCTGCCACGAGTAGGGCTAAGTCATTCATCTTGCTACTCCCCGCCAATTCCAAAGACCCTCAAATCCTACGTTTTTATAAAGTCTCTTGTATGGAATTAGAATTAGAACTTCCTCTGTACGTTGGGGGAACCAAGGTCCAGGTTTCTGCTCTTGGTAATCCCTAATCGTCTTGGCAACGTGGGTTTCCCCCCAACGAAGATGTTCGGGGGACGTTGCTTGTGAGCCTTGGAAGAAACCTCTGCCCTGCTTTGCATACTTGACAAAGACGAAGGACTCATTCCAGGAGGAGATACTTCCGCTCTGGGGCTCGGGGTGTTTTTTAGTAGGAGGGATGTAATACACCTTCCTCCCTACGTCTGTGTAGTTCAACTCCTTTCCCTCGATCTCTATCACAATGGTCTCCTAGAAAATGACCCTGCAGCCGAGGGGATTAGCCAAGGCTGCAGAGTCGCAACACAAACAAAACAACGAGAAACAGTAAGACCTCTTCTCAGATCCTACCCAAGTCGAAAGTGAAGGGCTTGCACCTCCGCGAGATGGGGCTCCCACCTGCTGCCTGTGACGATCCTCACCGGATTGGACCTTCCACAACTCTCGATGACTACTCTCGACCTTTCGGGTTCCACCTCGGGACTTAGCGAGAGTATCGTTGGAGGCTACTCACTTTTTAATGTTCTCCTTATTCAGATGTGAAAGAAACAGGGGCCGATTCGGGAGGTCCTACAAGCCTCGTCAGGTTGCGGTATCACCCCAGGTTACGTTTCCTGTGCCCCGTGAAAGTTTACTCGACAGAGGCAGTCTCGGCTGCGTTGTCAAGTTCCTGGATCTTCTTGATGTGATCCTGGGTTTCCTGGGTGTTGACCACTTCCAACTTGCAGTTGTAGGCAGTCTCGACCATGGCGATGGCTTGATCCAATCGCTGGAAGTAACCGGTTGAGCCACCTCCCGCTCCAGAGAGGAAGTCCGCAGCAAGCATGTTCAGTTGCTCGCCTGGGGCATCGCTCGCACAGATCGTACCAGCTTCGTCAAGAGCCTGCTTGACCGTCTCAGCAATGGACTGGGAGACGATAAAGGACATCTTGATTGGCTTGTCGTCCAACCCCGTCTCGGGGACGGTGACAGGATCTGGCTTTGCCAACTCTTCGACAGCCTCTTCGGGCTCAAGATCGTCTCGTCGCATCGCACGAACCATCGCACGAATGTCCAAGATAATCATGTTCTTCGTGATGTCCAGCAGGGACATGACGTTGGTCTGATCGACGACCGGGAGCAGCTCCTTGGCAATCGTCCAGCGTAGCTCGCGGAGAGCTTCGAGGGGGATCGTCAAGTCGATGACGAACTTCTTATAGATCTGGGCGAGCAGATTCGCCTTGGTCGATTTGATCTTGAGTTCACGCTCGGCGTAATCCTCAAAGTTCTTGTAGCTGTCGCCAGCTTCGTCTTGCCAGTCCTTCCAGTAGCCGTTGTTGCGGCACTCATAGAGGGTCTCAGCCAGAACCATCTGGAGCTTGTCGCTTCCAGCTTGGGCAGCGGTTGAGATCTGACGGAAGGTATCCCGTCGCTCTTCGGGGGTCATGTCTTCCCGAATCATCGGGCAGAACACAGTGGATGTTTCGTCCCAAATACCCATCGCAGTCGTCTCGACCGTGACTAGCTCTGTGGACTCAACATCGGGGGTAGCATCTTGACTCATGGTAGCCTCCTGGTAAATGTGGGCTCTCCTAACATTAGGAGAAGAGTGGTAATCTTTCCGGGTATGGCACTAATCTAACAAGGTTCTCGGCGGACGTCAACCCCTTACTTGAATATTTCTTTTATTTCGTCTATCCGCACTGCGATGAATCCGGGTTTGCCCTTTCTCCACCGTATTTTACGGCACTGAAGCTCTACAACTTGACTATCGTCATTCCAGATTATTTCCTTTAACGAATCCAGAACGGGTTTTGTCAAATTGTCCAGATCGGTCTTCTTATCGCAGAAAGTCCAGGAAAAGGGAGGCTTGGCTGAAAGAGGGAAAGGAAAGCAGAAAACGATCCGCACCCGCACCAAGCCAGAGAGGTTCCGCTCCCCTGGCATGGAGTCCTCAAACTTCTCGCAGAGGTCCCGGATGTACTTCTTCTTTTTGGGATCTGTGTAGGCTCCTCCCCTGCCGATTCGCACCGACTGTTTTGCCTGGGGAGTCTCCTCGGCATAGAGGTAGTGGCGTTCCAAGACTTCGTAGTCTTTATGCCAGTTGTCAAGCATGTCGAGTGGTAGCATTAAACCTCTTCCTTTCTTGTTACATAAGTCCAACAAGTTTCGTTGTGACTATACAGAAACTTGGAAGGCACTAATGTGACGTTTGACCACCGCAGAATACCCAAATTTCTTTTCAAACTGTTAAAAAGCTTCTTATAGGCTTCGTCTGTTAAGGGAGTTCGTGTAGCCATGGGAGGTCCGGATTATTAGTCTGCTGTTCGATTGTCCAATCCCGAAATTGACCTGCTGCATACTTGTTGAAACAGGGTCCGCACTGCGGGCACTTCTTCGCTCTGTTGTCCGAGGCAGAGGTGCAGGACGCACCTGACACAGGGAGTGTTCTAGTCTTGATCGCGTCCCAGATAAGATCGCACTTTCCTTTGACGATGTTCCAGTAGGAAGGGTCCCTCTCATAGAGGATTGACTTCATCGTCATCTTGTCCCGGTTTAGGAAAAGGAAGACGGTCTTTCGGTTCCCTGTCACCTTCTGGTAGGTGGCGGCTTGCATCTTGTGACCATCGGTCAAAGAGCTAACGTCGGTCAATGAGGAGTAGGTGTGATCGTTCGTTGTTTTGATTTCAAGGTCGGCCTCGTCCCCTGGATCAATATCCCAGATCTGCTCAAAAAAGCTGTGGGGGTTCTTCCGCACTTTGTAAAGATTATCAGAGAGGAATTTCAATCGGTCGAGCGAAACAATTCCATCACCCTTGCCTGAGAGTCTCTCTTCTTCGAGGTAAAACTTAGTCTCCACAAACCTCCAAGGTTTGGTCTCCCGACTTGCGTATTGAGAGACTGCAGCTACTGCGTCTGGATGGTAACCTTCAACGAGTTGGTTAGTGACGGTGTGCTGCCACATACCCTTTAACACGCCCATCGGTCCCAGGATGTGGTCCTGGAAGAACTCGTGCATGAATGTGCCGCTGTCCATCATCAGCATGTTCTTGAACTCGGGTGGGCTTGAGAACTGGGGGTTCCAGTAGTTGAGTACAAACTCCCGAGGGCAGACGTAACCAATCCCCGAGGGGTAAAGTCGGTCTCGCGTTCCGATCCTGCCGGGGAACACCTTAGAGAATGCGCGAATAGCATTGGGGAAGTTCGTGTAGATCTTAGGGTTCCGAAGTTCCTGTAGATCGGCTTTCATCTTATCTGCGGCTTTAAGTGAATCAAGGATTCCCATTTAGTTTTTTCGCCTTTCTAAGTTTTCTAAGCTCTCGTCTATACTCTTTGGGTAAGTGCTCTCTTTCGAGGATCTCAGGATCAAATTGAGTCCAAGAATGTCTTACATATTTGGTTCGGACTCTTCGGAGAAGATCGCCATCCCTCCAGATTGACTCATAACTTCCAGTCTTAAAATTGTAGTTTGGGATCTGGTTTCTATCTTTCAAAAGTCTCCAGGCCACTACCTGATAGCGATTTGTGGAGAGTGACCAGTTGTAAAAGATTACCTGGGCAAATACCAACTTCCCAGCATCGTCATAGAAGTGATTTATCTCCGTCAAGTCTACTGTATCGCGAAGGGCTCCAGCATCGTTTAAAGTCAGGGCTGTAAGGAATAGTAGTGCAACCATGCGTCGTACTTATGTCGTTACATATAACCAGTAAAAATCTGTGTAAATCTTTGCGTCCGCATACAGAATCTTTACTGGTACTATACTGTGTTCAAGAGGTAAAGGATTCCTTAAATTATACCACCTTCTCCAGTATTGTTTACAGTTATTTGTTCGTCTCATTCTTTCGATGGACGTAGGCCCATTTCAAGCTAGGGAGTATTAGGTAGACTTGATAGAGTCTCTTGAAGGGGACTACAATCGTAGTGGTGTCTGACTGCATCTGCCGCCACTCGTAGTAGTATTCACTATTCATCACCGCTCCACCAGATTTTAAAACGAAGCCATTTAACCTGCCTCCACCTACGGAAGCGAACACTCCATTTCTTTTCGTGCTTCTCGTAGTAGACAGCAAACTCAGGGTCTAGGTCTTTGACCATCTCCAGAACACTATTGTACTTCTTACCCATCACCGAATAACTCCGCGAACTTATCAAAGGGAATGCACACCCACTGCTGCGGAACAGTGTGGGCATGCTTTGCAAATGTGAAAACAAAGGCGGGGTCTTTGCTCTCCTGGCTTGCCTCCCTGCAGATCTTTACGAAGTCGGAAGCATTAAGTGTCAGACGATCCCCGAGGGTCTCTTTGGAATCCAAAACGAAGTCGTCTATCTGGACGTCTCCCTTCTTATCTCCCGCTCCTGACATAGGCACCCGCTTACCTCCCAGGTCATCAGCTATCTGCTGCTCCGTCTGGAGTGTCTGGGCTTTGACACTCTGGCGTCTCTTCTTGCTCCCCATTTGCGACTCTGCCATCAAGCTCCTCCATCTTTTTTAAAAACCTGTCAGCCGCTTTGTCAGCGACATCTGCCGTAAAGGTGCGTCTCTCTTAAACCTGTCTGCATAATCCTCTCCTATTATTAGGCGACTACCAAGGATCGGCTCCAAATGCCATTATCACATCCCGCCATACTCGACGCATGAAATCGGGATCGGCTTCTAGCTTATCAATGAAGTCTCGCTTGATCCTGAAGTTGGTGCTTCCATAGTTCCAACCTGACTTCGGGTCTTTCGTAAGCATACCATGATCCGCGCAGAGTTTCACGATAACGGCAGCGTTGTTCACTTTGCCTTTGTCGTCACCCTTCAAGGACATGGTGAAGGTGTGGGTACACTTCGGTGTGAAAGTCTTGTTCTTATTCATCACACCACCGTAGATACCCTCCCCAAATTCAGTTTTGGAATCGTCCTGGACTTGGGCAGGTTTGCAGTATTCGATGATAGCTGCGGCGAACCTTTGCCCCTTTCCGTTTGGCAAGGTACGGTTGTCTCCGTACATAATCCCCAGCTTTTCCCGGAACTGATTTAGTGCGAGGACACAGGGTCCGCTAACACCGTCTTGGGTTGCCTTTGCGAGAGCAGCATTCCACTTGCGCATGGCTTTGTTGGTCAGTCGGGCACCGAGGCCCATCTGCCAATCTTCGCTCGAACTTTCGTACTCTTTGTCAGGAGTCATCGCGGCGATTGAATCGACGATGATCAAATCGAACACCCTCTGCTCAATCGCTTTGGTGACTAGGTCTACCGTTTGCTCTGCCGAAGCAGGTACAGCAATCGAGTAGTTCTCCATGGCCCAACCGTTGAGTACAGCCCAGTCTTCATCAAAGCTATTCTCCACGTCCACGAACAAGGCAGTCCCTGGAGTGAACTCCGTAAGATCCTTGAAGTGTGACTTGTGGACGTGCGTAGCTTTGTCGTATTCCTTGACTTGCTCTGCGGCTTTCAAGCAGCGAAGAGTTTTACCACTGGACTCGGCTCCCGCGATGATGTTGATCCTAGAAAAGGGCCAACCTCCTCCCGTTGCTCCGTCCAGCCCAACGAACCCCGTACACAGTCGTCGAAGGTTTCGGTTGGCTCCGGGAGATTGGATAATCCCGGCACCGAAACCATCGTTGACTGACGCACGAAACTCGTCGAACGTCATCAAAGGTTTTTCTTTCTTTGCCACTAGGCGCTCGCTTTGTCTTGACGGAATTGCTTACATGCTGAAACCTCTGTGCCCATCTTGTCATCGACAAAGGCTTTTGCAGCAACGTAAGCAGGGGATAGTTCTTCGACTGGGGTGGGAAGTTCTACTTCCACCGAGATCTGGACAGACTCATAGTTCCCAAGGTTGATCGTCATTCGGGAACCCGCTCGAACCTTTGCAAGAGGTACACCAGGATAGGTCTTGACTTCGATGACTTCGACGTCCGTATCTTCCGTCGTAACGACTGCACCTTCCTTATACGTGCGGGAGATTTCTAAGAGACCTTCGGAGGTTCCTTTGTCAGTAGTTTTTTTAGCCATTAGCTTGGTCCTTAAAGTTCTGGGAGTTATAGAAACGAAGACGCTTGTTTCCAAGTGCTTTCATGTAGCGAGTATTCCAAACAGGATCGATAATCAGGAGGTTCTTTTTTCCTGAGTCTTTACGTTGGATTCGTCCAACCACCTGTTCGATGTCCCCGGCGGGTGTTGCCAGGAATAGTGTATCAAGTGAGGGGATGTCTGTCCCCTCTGCCATCTTGTTAAACGTGGCGAGTACGATCTTCTTCGACTTGGACTCTTCCAGCTCTGCGGCCTTGACCGTTCGGCCTTCGACCTTCCCGGCATAGTAGCCTACGTCGGTGAAGCCTTGGGCCTCTAGCATCTTCCGGATGGTTGCGAGCTGCTCCGTTCGGTGGGAGCAGACAAGGGTGTGTCTTCCTGCACTTGCGGAAGTCAAAATCTGGGAGACCAGCCAGTAGGTGTACGCTTCATCCTCTGAGATCGACGTGACCCACTTCGAGTGGTTGATTCCACCACCGTGGAGCTTGAACTGGGAATCCCGGAAACGAGTCTGCCAAGGGATCTGCACATACTCAGCCGGGAGGCTCTTCACCTTGGTCGTGTGGACGACCGGTCCAATGTGGTGGGTCCAGACTTCGTCCATCCCATCCTTGCGTCGGAATGTGGCAGAGACTCCTAGCCTGTATCTCGCGCAGGGGGACGATAGAGCTATGCTGAAGGTCTTCGCGGGGAATCTGTGACATTCATCATAGATAACCATCCCGAACGTCTCCCAGAAGCCCACAGGGATGCTCTCGCGGCGAGCCCAGAGGGTCTGCGCGGAGGCTGTGACCATGTGGTGTCCTCGGTAATCCCACTCGTCTTGGCAGACGTTCCCGATACTCGCTCCAAAGAACTGCTCGGCTGTGTCCTTCCACTGCTGGGCGAGATCCGTCTTGGGAACCACAACCAGGGTGGGGGTGTGAAGTTTAGAAGCAATGGCAGTACCCATCACGGTCTTCCCAGAGCCGCATTTGGCCTCTAGTAGCCCTCCATAACATCCTATTCGGAAATGCGACAGGAGGCTCTTTACGGACTGCTCCTGGCCTTCTCGCCACGATCCCTTGAACTGCGGCCAGACTCGGGGACGGTTGAGGGTCATATCCCGGAGTTTCAGGTCCAATTCTCGGGCGTAGGCCCACTCGCGGGGAACACCAATCAAGCCTGGACGAGATTCGTCGAAGAGTTCAATCTCTTCGTTGGTCCCTTCAGGCATGAGGGTGAGTCTCCGCTTGATCCGCTTCAAAGGGAGTCCCTCTTTAGCAAGCCAGAGCATTCGGTCGTAGTCGGCTTTGATTGTCATAGTTTACTAGGTCTTCCTGCGGATATGTATTGCCAAGCAGAAGAGTCCCGGCTGTACAAATTCTTAAAGGGGAGCAGGAGCCAACCTCTAGGGGCACAGCTCTCTCGGCCTAACGTCCAACGTCTATGATAGAGACTCTCAGAAATCATTCTAGCACCCAGAGGTGGTGGTCATCGGGAACAAACGTAATTGCAAATTCTCCACTAACAGAGCCTGTAGCTCTTACGAGCCAACCTTCGGGAACCCACATTCTATACGTGGAGGCTGTGACTGCCTCCCACTTGCATTTGTTAGCCATGTATCCTCTCCTCTGCTATTTTGAAGTAACCGGTGTCAAGTTCAATTCCGATAAAGCTTCTGTTGGTGTTTTTGCAGGCCACTCCGGTCGTGCCTGATCCCATCGCGAAGTCGAGGATAGTCTCGCCCTCTTTGGTGTAAGTCTTTGCTAAGTATTCCATCAGCGATACAGGTTTCTGCGTGGGGTGTACCTTGCCGCTGTTTGCTTCCCACTTGCCGGTGATAATCGTATCGGGATTCCTGTGGGTGTAGGTGCGGGTCTTCTTATCGGAACCGTTCGTGTTTAGTTGGTAGGCCGACTGCTTCCCCTTCTTCCCATAGTTCTTCACCGTTACCGGCTTATTTCTTTTGGTCATCTGCGGGTAGTAGTTTAGCTTACCCTTCCCAAAAACCAAAACACTCTCGTGCTTATTCATGGGCATTATCTTCGCGTTGATAAAGTTGCGGGGGATATGTTTGTCCCACACCCAATCATACTTGAACTTTTTGAGGTTGCTGTTGACGAGTACGCTGGTGAACGGTTGCGTTGCCATCAACACAATCGCCCCTTTGGGTTTTATAACCCTTTCCAACTGCTCCCACATTGGCCCAAGAGGGATTATCACATCCCACTTGCACGCGCTCGTTCCAAAAGGAGGATCGGTAAGGATCAGATCAACGGAATTGTCGGGGAGAGTTTGCATCACCTCGATGCACTCACCTTGTCTTAGATCAATCAATTTAATCTTAACCAGGGCCAACCAGCCCTGTCTCCTAAGCCTGCGGGTGCATAAAGAGCCTTCCGGGGAACCAATAGGTAGTATTTATGGCTTCTTAAAAAGTCCTTACTTGCCTGCCATGTCTTTCGATATTGTTTTTTAGTGCAAAACATATATAAGTCTATTTCATTTCCCCCCAGTTGGCTACTGTCTTGATGTCAGCACGAACTGGTACAGACATTTGGACGGCTCGTTCCAGCCAATAGACGACGTCCTTTTTGACCTTCGCTTCTAAGCCATGTTTACACTCGACGACAACCTCATCATGGACGAAGTTCACGAAGTAGGCATCGGTGTTCCAGATCCCCTCGTCGATCCATTGCTGCCGGAGGTTGACCAACGCGATGGCGATGTATTCAAACGCCGCAGACTGGATCGGGAAGTTCACGAACTGGTTGAAGCAATGCTTGAAGTGTTTCTTCAATTCCTCTCGGGTGATCCTTCTCTTCCTGCCGAAGATGTTGGTGACAACTCCATCGGTGTTAAGGAGCCTCTTCATGCGTTGGTGGTATCTTTTCACCCCGCTGTATGTGTTGAGGAATTGCTCAACAATGTCGTTCCATTGCTGCTCGGAAAAGTCTGGATACTCATACCACATTCGGCGTCCCGAGGCTGCGTAGATCAGAGAGAAGTTGCACTGCTTGCCGTAGGACCTGTTCCCTTGGAGAGCAGAGACTTGGTCGGTGGTTTGCTGATGAAGATCTAGTCCATGCCAGAAGCCGTTGTCTTCGTCTTCGTAGACGCCGCAAGCTGGACAAGTGTGTTGGATAACGATGTTAGATCCGGAGGCTCCGCAGCTCTTGCACTTCCAGTCTGTGTATGCCTTGGTAAAGCCAGGGTCACCTGTGACATGGGCACAGACCCTCAACTCGATCTGAGAGAGATCGCTCACGATCATGGAGAAACCATCTCGGGGGACGAAGCCTGTACGAATCGAGAGGTCGTCAAAGATCTTGTCGAGTCTTGCGGGTTGGTTCTGGAGGTTAGGGTTGGTATTTCGCGTTCTTCCCGTAAGGGAAATCAGCCAAAAATTGGAATGTATCCGGCTGTTCGGATCATTCATCGCCATACGGGAGAGAGGCTCGACGTAGGTGCCGATCATCTGGGAGGCTGTTCGGAACTGTTTGATCTTGTGGGCGACAGGATATCTCCGGGAGAGTGTGTTCAACGCATCGGCGTCAAGCTTCCACCACTTCCCTGTTGGCACCTTATCCAACCCTCGGGTCGAGTATCCCAGCTCGTCAAAAAGTCTGACCGACATCTGGGGTCCGGACTTGATGTTCACGTTTCCGATCAACTCGTGGATCTCGGTTTCGTATTTGTCTCGGAGTTTCTGGTAACCGTGGAGCAGCTCTCGGGCTCGGTCGAGATCCCAATAGAAGCCCACGTACTCTAAGTCGGAAACCACCAAGAGAATCCTCATTCGGATCTTGATAAAGTTATCCCACAGACCCTCTCGCACGATCATCGGCTTGAGGTGTTTGTAGAGCTTTAACTCCCAGTAAACATCGTCCTTGGCATAAGCCTCAAACGTCGCCCCTCCGGCTTCCCAGGCAGGCATATAGCTCTGCATTTGGTAACCGAATATATCGAGGACCAGATGCTCCAGCTTCATCTTATTCTGCTGGCGGTTTTCGTCGAGAAGGTTGTAGCCAATCATCGGATCACGAATCCCATTGGGGTACTCGTGGGAGTCGATAATGCCGACAGCCTTTAGGCACTTGAGATCGTACTTAGCGTTATATGCGATGGCTTCAATGTCGTCGTCGGGGAAGAGGTTTCTTATCACTTCCCGGATGACGTTCATATCAGTCAAATAGACGGTGATCTCTTCGGTAGCGAACCCCATGCCATGGAGCTTAAAATCAGTAGCCGAGAGATTGGTATCGTGGGCGTGTTCTACATCGAAGCAGAACATCTTGTGTTTTCGCGCAGAGGCGATAAGTTCTTGTGCGGTGTACATAGAGATCCAGCAAGAGAAAAAGAAGCCCCCGCTCACCTAATAATAGGAGAACGGGGGGGGGCGAGTATCTGGCAAGACACTTCGTTAGTAGTTTACCTGTTGTCCACCGGCTGGTTGGCCGGGAGGACCTTGGTAACCACCTTGGTTTCCTTGCGGAGGCTGCTGGTAGCCCCCTTGTTGTCCACCACCCTGGTTGCCTCCACCTTGGAAGTTATTCTGTTGAGCGTTTGCCAACTCTTTCATGGCTTCCTCAACTTTCACAGGATCGGGAGCGATAAGAGTCGCCCAGTCATGGACAGCGTTGTCAGGGTATTGGGCCAGATCGACCATTCCCTGGAACGAGAAATCATCACCAGTCTTAGGAGACTGTTTGTCTCGGCTGCGGAAGATCTTGAAGTGGGCTCCACGAAGGGAGTGACCCATCGACTGAAGCTCTTGCATCTTTCGCTCGAAACGCTCCATCACATTTTGCTTGAAGCAAATGATCGTCTTGAAGTTGTTGACCAGTCCCTGCTTGGATTGGAATCCAGTGCAGTCGATAGCCGACATCATCATCGCTTTGTAGCGACGTCCATCTTGTGCAGTCTCTGCACGTTGACACATAGGACAAGGAATCCCCAGCGGTTGCAAACAACTGTAGTAGTGCTTGAATCGTTGGGCACCTTCCCCGAACTGGGGATTGTGTTCAAAGACGATGATCGGTCCACCCGCAGAAGGAGCAGTGCCCCACTCCGTTAGGAAGATCACATCTTTGGACTCACCCTGCTTGATATAAAGACGATGGATCTCGTCCTTAAAATCGGTTTGGTCAGGGTTGACCATGTCCTGTTGCATCCAATCCGGGGCTCCCGTACCAGCCTGTGGCTTTTCCGTATGTTGCGGAGTAGTTGGGGCTGCGGCGGGGGGAGTGGATACTGGAGCAGAAGGCTCCGGGGTTTGACCTGTACCAGAAAGGTAAGCAGGTGCAGCAGACTGCGGCGGGGTGTCATCTGGTTTGCCCATTGGGCTCTCTTCGTTGGACATGTTGTCCTCCTGGGGTTCTGGGCTATCGCCCTTTAAATAATGTTCTCTGCTTGAAGCAGCGAGGTAAAGAATAGCTTATCACACCCACCCATGTCAAGCTCCTTGGGCTCCCATGTGATGGTTCTAGGTTTCGACTGTAGGTTGACTAATTTCTTCATTCCTTCGGCTGCGCCTTTGATCCCGGCGTCGTCCATATCGAAGAACAAATAGACGTGGGTGTCAAGCTCTTGGAGGATCTTTGCTTGCTCGTCGGTGACCTTCGCCCCAAACGTACAGAGGACATCAAGCTCGTGGCACTGCGCCCAATACCAGATGTTCATCATATCGAAAAAGCCTTCGACGAGGATCGTCCTGCCATAGCCTTTCCAGTGCTGCAAGCCTCCTAAGATTCGACCGGTCTCCATGCCGAAATAGTTGTAGTATTTGCGGGAGTCATTGACGACAGTTCGACCTACTGCTCCATAGAGATGATCTTCGTAAGGCTCTCGGCAATAAACTGGCTGGACGATTCTCGCATAGTCATGGTGTCGGAGATCCCACCATTCACACATCCCCTGGTTTACATTCCTCTCGATAAGAAATCGACCTACGTGGGTGGTCTTAGAGAGTTGCCTTATCTTTGGCATGTGGGCAAGGGCTTCGTACTTCATCATGGCAACAGGTTCTAACTCCGTTGTGGGTTGATACCAGTCGTCCAACCCTTGGGTGATCTTGTCGAGGGTGTCCCCGAGTGTGACTTGATCTGAGACTTGTAGGCGCATGCCGAGGTCGATCAGATCCTGCCTGCCGGAAAGACTTCCCACTGTGCTGACCAGGGAGTGTAGGGGTCCCTTCTCACCACAGGTGAAACAGTGGTAGACAGCGGGTGTCTTTGAGTAGTTGATCGAGCAGGAAGGCTTCCCGTCTGACCCACTCTTGTGCGTCCACTTTGCCAACGGACAGGTACAAAGCATCTGCCCTTTGTCACGAAACTTCTCGTTGAAGTCCGTCACCCCCGTCCTTGTCAAAATGTCTAACGCTCGCTCTCGCTCCATCGGTGATCCTTATGGAAAAAGGGGTCCGGGTTGTGCCGCTTTATAAAGGTCTCGCAGTTCGTCTGCGGTGATACCTGTCATAGGCTCGCCGCAGTACAAAAACTTAACGGGGAATCTTACGGTCCTGTTCTTTCCTACCTGGAAGATGTGAATCCACTTGCCATCTATAATCTTGTGGAGCCTACTTGCCATGCGTGTGTTGCCAGCCGTTCTGCCAATGCGCCCACTCACGCATAATGACGTAAGGGTTCTGGTCTTTCTTCTTGGCAGCAAGACCTTCAACGTAGGGATGGTCGTCAGGTCCCCCATGCTTCCTTATCACAAACTGCTCATGGTAGAACGCCTGCGTACCAAAGGGAGCCTTCGCTCGGAAGATCGCTTCCCTATCGGTGACGTTTGAGATTGTGATTCGCTTTGGCCCCTCGTTGCGGCCCATGGTTCGTTTTGAACGGGATGCTTTTCTTTTTCCCTTTTTGGAATCGGAATCCTGGCTTGGCGTTTTTGGCGGGGACTGCTGGGGGCTCTCCGTCGATGACGAGCTGGGAGAGCTGGGAGAGGGAGTCTGCGATGAAGACTCCGGCTTGGGCAGTGAGGGCGTCCCCGATTGAGCCATAAGCATTTGTAAACTGCTCGACCGTAACTCCGGCTTTGCTGGCAGCTCGGGACATTCTGTGGAGGGCTTCTTCGGCATCTAGGGTCTCCTTGTTATAGAATTGTTGGTACTCCATGTACCCTTGACTGTAAAGTTTCTTAATCGGGATCTTGATGACTGCAGTACTCCAACCCTCGCAGCCAAACTCACCTCTGTTGTAGGTGTGGAGTCTGTATTCCCCTTGGGAGTAGTCATGGTAGTGGGCTATCGCTCTCACCTTGCCCACCCATGTTTGCTTTCTAATTCAGCCAAAACATCACCCCAAAGGTTTTTAGGAGTTTCGCCTGTAGCATAAAGTGTCTTGTAGGGTATGTCCATCCAGCGGGGCTCCTTGCCTCCACCCCTGCGAACCATTACGCAATACGTGAGGGGTAGTTTCATTTTTATATCCCAACCGTCGCGGAGTGCGGGGTGTCGAAAATTAGCTCGTCGAAGTTCATCGTAGTAAGATCCCAATTTGTTATCAGATCCTCGTGATGGTTTTCACCTTTGGAGTCTCGCTCCTTCAGGTTCTTCCAGGTCATTTCGTTTTGTAATCTCTGGTCTTCGTCGGCAATCATTTCGATGACTACGTCGGGGTCGATGATCCACTCTCGGGCGTATCGGATTTTGTATCCACGTTGCTTGTCTGTCTTTTTGGAGTTGTCGGTGACGTCTCCTTGCTGTGTAGTAACCACCCAAGGAACGTCACTAACTTCTGAAGCGGTTTGTAGATCCCCCACGATTTGAGCAGCACTACCCCAGTCGCCTCTTCCTTTCTCGCCGGTAAAGCGGTATCCACCATCAACGACAACGAGGTCGGGCTCATATTCTTTAACGAGAGCAGTAACATCACTGACTGTTTGCACGAGTTGCTTGTCAGCGATGAATATGTCTCCTTCGTCATACTTACCGTAATGGAGTTGTTGCTCCCATCGTCGCTCTGTGAAATAGTCCAGTTCAGCATCTCGGAAGTCTCCCCAGGGGAGTTTGTGGTGGAGGACATCTAATCTCCTTTCAAATCGTTTGGTTGACATTTCCATGGTAACGAGTAGCACCCTTTTTCCGAGTCCCATAGCGAAGTCGGAGAAGATACAGCTCGCCCACGATTTACCGGTGTTGGCTGTGGCAGCAATGACATGGAGCTGTCCGTTAGCCCAGCATTGGATTCGGTCGTTGAGACTGTTCCAAGGTGTAAGGACTCCAGGAAGTTCAAGAGAGGCTTGGAGGTCAAGGTATTCTTCAAATCGTTTCTCTCCATCTTGCCTAAAGGATCGGACGACGGCTCCGCGTTTTCCAACTTGGTTTTGGAGAGCGATCTCTGCAATCTTGCGGAGGGCTGCGTCGGGGTCCTGCCCTTCAAGGGATCTGGCGACTGCTTTGAGTTCATTGGTAATCGTCCCTCCTAGTTGGCGTTTTCGTACTTGGTCGCAGAGGTAGGCAAGGGGCTCGTCTGCCGGGGGGAAGACTAGACCCTTTATGTTGTCTTGGACTTGGGAGGGCGTCGGCCAAGCTCCAAAGTCTTGCTGGTATTCGGTCTGCCACTCAAATCCTTTTCGGGCAGTTCCCGAGAGGTCTCGTGAAGAAATTCCAGCGGTAGTTAACTCAATCAGTGACTGTTCGGTAAGAACCGCTTTAAGCAGTCTCAGGCCCAGGACGTCTTCCATCGGTGAATTCTTTCTGTCGATCTTCGCGGAAGTTATGACCTGTGACGACAATAGGTGTCACAGCTTCGCGGAGGGCTTCGGTGAGTGCTTGGTAATGGTCTTTGAGAAACTCTGTGTTGTGGTTCGTCGTGATGATCGTACACAGGTTAGCATCTATGCGGGTACGAACCAAATGCTCAATGGCTTGCTCCGAGAATTTTACGTTTCCCTCCCGGACTTGGAGTTCATCGATGACGAGGAGAGGCACAGTTTCCGCGCGATCCTGGACAGAATATTTCTGGTCGAAATCGTGCTGCTGGATGACCTGCTGGGGGTAAGCTCTGGCAGTGATCCAGTATCCGATGATGCCCCGCTGGCATGCCGCTTTAAGGCATATAGAAGCAAGACCTGTCTTTCCCATGGAGTAATCTCCCATGAGGAGCAGTCCTTGACTGTCTTTGACTCGTTGCTCGACATGTTCTATCCAATCTAATATGCGGGCTTTGTGTGGGCACTCGCTCGGAATTTTTTCCAGAGTGCAGTACCAATGTCTTTTGGGTATCCCCATCCGCTCCAGGTGTCGCTGTGTAATCTCACCACCCCGATTGCTCGGTGTCCCAGTTTGTTTGGGCTGCTCGGTCGGCAATTCCATCTTGGCCTTTATGTCCTCCGGCTGGCTTGGAGAATCCATCGTTCATCGCCTTTCGCATCGCTAGAAAAAAATTCGTGCTGCACAAGATTCCTGGCGTGGGAACCTCGCAAGAGATCCAGGGTTGATTCGCCTTTACCTCTTCCCACTTCTCAAAGATGAATTTGAGGTAAGCAGTGAAGAGGGAAAGGTTGGAATCCACAAGCTTGTAGATATTCAAAACTACCTGCGCGTTTTTGGGGACGTTCAGGAAGGTGGCATTGGACGCGAAGATGTTTTCAAACTCTTCGCGGTAAATCTGGACAACTGCTTTCTTGATCTGCGGGGCTGTCGCCTGATCCAGTTGGTCCTGTGTTGGTCGTTGTTTGGTCTTCCTCTTACGCTCTTGCTTCTCTATCGGTTCCGGCTTGGCTAATGCTTTAGTCAAAAGGGCCGACTTAATGTCAGGCTCCTTGTGGGCATGCCATTTAAAGGTATGGGTAGAACTCCACCCCCCTAAAGCATATATGACTCCACCGGGGCTGTCAATAGAAATCATCCAGCCTAGGGTGATTAAAGCTGGGATAGCCATCAGAGTGTCGATTCCCAGCTCCTCTCCTAATATGTGGAGAGCGGGTGGGGTAACCTCCTTCCACTCCTTATGCCTCATAGCTAAGTAGAGAAGAACGGTACAAGGGTCTACGCCCTTACACTTTCCGGAAGAGATAAACTCCTCGATGTTATTTATTTCCATGTCCGGAAGTATATCATGCGGTGATGGTCATTGTCAACACCGGTCGGGTAACTCTCCAGATTGTTTTGTCCTGGAGGGATGTAATATCCACCAACCACTCAAAATTGGTGGTGGTCTGTCTCGCCGTGAAGTTGACGGAGGTGGTGTCGTCGGTGTTGATTACTGTCGTGGAGATGTCCCCGCCGGAATCGTAGATTCGGAAGTCCAAAGTCTGAATCCCTACCCCGGTTGTCTCAGAGTGGGTGAAGGAAATTGTATAATCCTCCCCTACGATAGTGTGTTCCTGGGTGAGGTCTACCGTACCTGTGGCTGTGCCTGCCGCTGGGGGTACTGCTTTGAAGGACATGACAGTCCCTGCAAGATTTATGTTGTACCCGCTTTCGGTCACTACCCACTGGTTGGTTGGCCCATGGAGACTTGGGTGTAGGATTAGGTTCTGCGAAGTGTAGGTCGTGGAGCCCAGATCCTCGGTGGATTCAATCACAAGGTTCTGCTTGCCCTCTCCGTCCTGCCACTGGGTGTCTATACCTACGACCAATCCCGTGATTACAGTCTGGGTGCCATCCGTCAATTTTGGATCTCGGAATGTTACAAGATCGTTGATTGACACTCCTGGCAAGATGACAGTCTCCACCTTCCAACTCTTCTGTGCCATCTTTCTCTCTTGGAGATGACGTACCCCTACTTGAAAAAGTGTGGCGGGGTGTTCTATGTAAGGATTATCAATCTGCTCGGATAAGGGTCCATGCTTACTTTGAAGATCGGAGTCATCTATCGTCATCTCAATCTGGAGGTCGGTCCTTTCTGTGGCAGATCGTGTGGGACTTCTCTGGGACTCCCCTCCAGGGCTTCCTCCCCCACCTGCCATGTTCCCGTTAGGAGGTCTCCCATTTAGACGTCTCGCCATCTCTTGGAGTGCATGATCTCCCTTCTTGTTTTTCTGGTCCTCCTTGGGTTTAACTTTCTTCTCCTTCTTGGGTTGCGGTTGACCTAGAACTGAAATGTCGATCTCTGAGGCTGCGGAGAAGAAGCCTGTTGTTTTCTCTGCAACAAACTTAGCACCAGTTGACCACATACCCTCCCAATGAGAGAACGTAGCACCGGCTACCACTACCTCTGCGTTTTTCAAAACCTTTTGTTCGTGTTCCTCTCCATGCTGCCTTGGAACTTCGACGATAAATTCACCCTCTTTGGCGGGTAAGCCTTTGTTTAAGCAGCGGACTCTTGAGCCTTGGCTGTCGCCTTGACCTCCTTGCCCTGAGCCTCCTCCTGAGTCCTGCAACTCTACAGGAGAGGTGGGCATCTGCGAGACCCAGCAGCCCCGGACCTTAACACGACTGGGGATTATTTCTTCATTCATCGCTCGCTGGGCTGAGATGATGAACTCGTCTGGGATCGTATAAGCTGCTGCGGCTGTTAGGTCGGTCCACTCTTGGAGTTGGAGTATCCCAACTTCATCCACATAGAGTGCGCCTAATCCCGCCTGTGCGACCCGTTTAAGCTCGTCTAGGATATTTGACCCTGTGATAGGTCCGCATACTGTGCGAGCCGCTAGAGAGACGCTGTAGATCCCTGACGGGACTCCTGCGTATTCGTCAAGGATTGTGGTAGCGGCTGCGGTGGCTTCCCCGATATTCACCTCAGTGTTGACCGGCTTCTTCGTCAGCCTCGCGAAGAAAGATTTTACGGCAAAGCCTATCATCCTCTCTGAGATTCCGGTCTTCTCGTCGATCCCTTCGAGGAGCCCGTTGACGTAGAGCTTGCTGCCGTTGAGGATGGTTATATCCCCGCTGGCTACATTGGCAACCGTAGAGGTGGTTGTGGTGGTGATGTTGATCACTTCGGCAAGATTAGTCTCGCCGTAGTTGGAATCTTTGTTCACCACTGAGAGGCTTGCGGTGTAAGAGCCTCGGTACGATGCCCTAGAGGACCAATTGATTATGTCAGAAGTCGTTATTGTCATTCGTCATCAGCCAAATAGAATTCGGGAATCACAGAGCTGTTGGATTCTTTCCCCCAAATCTGATGTTGCAGATGGAGGATCTTATCCTTTGCTATTCTTTCCAAATCATAACGCCTAATCATCCCTTCCGATTCTAGCACTTGTGTTGCCCTAGTTGGAGGGATTACGGGCGTACCCCAAGTATATTGGGGATCGAATCTTAATAAAGCCCAATCATAGTTCTGGGCGATTCTTGTAAAGGCTATTGTGACGTTCTCTTTATCTCCGCTCTCGGTTGCTATTCGATCATGGAGGTCGGTTGCGACCAAGACGTCCGCTTCCGGCCAAGGGTCGGAGAGGGCTTGGTGCTTCAACTTGGAATTCAAAGCAGAGTCATACCTCTCAAGGGCTTCCCCATCCCATTCCAATCCTGTGACGTTAACCTTCTCCCGGCGAGCCTGCCTTAAAAAGTCTCCCGTAAAGGAACCTAGCTCCAAAACAGAGTCACCCAGCGTAAGGGAACACTTGGCCGCAGCTTTGAAGATCTGCGGCATGAACGCCTGCTTTGTAAACCCATAGCGGTATTTATATTTGGCTGTCTCCTTGCGGTACTGGCTCCCTTTACAGACTGCTTCAAAATCTAGTGCCACCTGGGACTGCTCGTATCTTCGGGCGTAAGTGGCGGCATCTCTTATAGCGTCCGCTTGCATATCGGGATCTGCCAGGAAATCTAAAGTTCTATCAACCATTGCTCTTACATCAGGGACAGCCCACAATGCGTCGTTCCTCGGCTCCCAAAGGGCAGGCTCTACCAACTGGGAATTGTCCTCCCCTAGTAGCTCAGGAAGTGCCGTATGTTTGCTGACAATCTGGGGGTGGCACAATGCCGCGCACTCTACAGTAGGAACTCCAAAACCTTCACCCTCAGATGTGGTGATTCTTAGATCGCTAAGGAGTATAAGCTCTCTAAGCTCTTCTCGGGAGAGACCTTTGTTCCAATCAAAATCTGTGTAGATGACTTCGTCTTGTAAGCCATAAAGGCTCTCCATCTTCTTCAGATCAAAACCTTCGGGATGCCCACCCTCTTGGATCTGATTCATCTTGGTGTGAGCTAGAAGTCTGATTCGTTTGTCAGGCATCTCCTGCTTCAATTGGCGAATGTAATCAAAGGTAGCATCCCACCTCTTGTGCCAAATGTTTCTGTCCATGTTAAGTACGATGAAGGTGTTGTCCCTCATAGGATACTTCAGTTTGTCCTCCCACTTTTCTCTAAGCTGGGATCTGTCATGCTTGATTGGATACCAAACTCGGGGATCATACCCATGGGGTATCACCAAAGAAGAAGGGAACACAGGTTGCCAAAGCTTTCTAGCAAACTCTGTCAAGTGCGTCAGCCCTTCTGGAGGCATTCCTGTAAAGTGCAAGGCTGCATCGTCCTTGATGGTGGAGCCTTCATAAGGGAACCAGAAGAAACACGGGCAGTTTGCAGGAGCTGACGTTGATCCAAGATAACCCTGGATGCCTCCTGGATGGTGGAAGAAGATACAAGCGTCCGGTGCAACGCCGTGGATCTCAGGGTCCAGCTCCTTCATGTCGAAGCCGTTTGACATTCTTCGCTCGTCTACACCCTCGATCTCTATGATAGGCATAGGGACCTGCTGCGAGAGAAGTGTTACCTCGTGCCCAAGCTCTGCGAGTCCTTGGACAAGCAGTCGGACCTGTTGGCCGAAACCCGCTAGGGAATGATGGTGATTCTCCACATACTACGATCTTCATAATGCCCTACCTCCTTTTCTAAATAAATTCTAAATATGGTAGCCTAACTGGGACATTAAATCCCAGTTGATAGCGTCCTGGATAACCTTCATGGAAGGCTCCGGGATCTCGTCTAAGTAATGGTGACCGGTGTAACGATCTTCCTCAAAAGTCTTCTCGCTCTGTTGGAGATTAGGTCCGATAGTATTCGTCACGCGGGTGAAGGTCTTCTGCATCAAACCAAAACGCTTCCCCACTCTATCCATAACCTTCTGGGGATTCTCAATCAGATCTTCTATCCTGACAATCTCTTTAGGCTGTGGAATGGTGAGCCAGTTAGCATAGCGTTTATTGAAGTTCCTGCATAATTCTCGGACGTTCTTTTCTCGCCAATCCGGTCGCCTCCGGAGCTGCTTCCCGAAATTGAAGTAGCTGGGAAACCATGCGTAAGGATGTCGGATAGAAATAAGATGCCCCCAGTAGAGCTTGCAAAAGTCCACCCTGTCGTAGAGAGCATCATGTTTATGGACAGGGGTATTTGTTTGAACAGGGACCCCGAAGGTGTTTAGAACATACAGGCACAAAACATTTGTACCTGTACGCCTAGCACCCCATTGCTTAATGGAATCTACTTGCACTTGTTGCAACTCTTCTTAGGAGGAGGTGGGTTACGATCTGTACCTTCGTTCCCGCTGAGTCCAGCCTCTGCCCACTTGGACTGGGGGTAGCCCAGCTTCTCTGCCCCGTATTTGCAACCGTACTTTTCAGTCTCGACGAATCGTGCAAGGTTAAACAAACCGGAGTCTGCGACGGAACAGCCGCAAACCCCGCATGCCATAAGCTCACCCCTTGGCTGTACCAGAGGGCACTCCCGGCAAATCTCCAGCCTTGCCAGCATCACTTCCTTGCTTACTGTTGTTCCGTTTATTAGAGCGCTTGCTAGGCTTGCCGTTTTTTGGAAGAGGTTCTTCTTTGCCATCGTCTATTGTATCCGTAACTGCGAGACCTTTGACCGGAGACTTCTTAGCCTTCGGTTTCTTTTTAGTGGGTTTAGCTTCACCATCTGGATGGAAGTTTCTACGTCGAGCATCCATCTTGTTGTCCTCGATAGACATCTTACCATAACCCATCTGCTCAAACATTGCAGGGCTTTGGTGGATACCTCGACGACCTATGTACAACCCCCGGTTTACATTTGGGGCAAGCAGTAGAAAACCGGCTCTTTGCATTGAACACAAAGTCGCTGCGTCTTGCCCGGTTGCCGGGGAGTCCCAATACTTGGCAAGCTTGTCTTTGTATTCCTTGTTAACAGGGAAGGGCTTAGTGGAGTCCTTAGCACACTTCTTCAACACCTCTCGAAACCAAGGTCGAATAGTTTTGTTGGGCCTGTCATGGTAGAACGACTTGAGGAAGAGACGTTGATACTCAAGTATGGTCGGGGACATACCTTCCCAGCATTTGCGGGAGATCAAGTAGCCCCAGAGATTTGTCCTGGATGCGTGGACTGTAGAGAGCTGCTCCTTCTTCTCCTCGCTACCCAACAAGCACTTGCTCCAACCTTGGACTACTCCTACATTGTCATAATTCTTCTCTCCCCAGAGCATAAGATTTCGACAGTACGTCAGGTACTCCGGCGAAGGAACCATGTCATCTTCAAAGATGTAAGCGTACTTGTAATCCATGTTGGTGAGGAGTTGGTGACGTGCATCAATGATGTTCCGTCCGCAACCAAGATTGATCGGCCTGTGTATACAGTGGGCATGTGGGATCAACTTTTTGGCAAGCTCTTCATGCTCAACCATCACATGGGTGTTACCAATTAAAGGTCTGTCGATAAAGATGTAGACGGGGTGCTTCTTCTCTCGAACCTCTGGGTTCTTACAGAGACCTTCAAGGACTTCTTTAAAGTAGCTCAACCGGTCGCATGCGATGATCGCTATAGCTGTGTCGGATTGGATAGCGGGATCATAGTCGTCCGCTAGATTGTAAGCAACCGACTCCCAATCAAGATTCTTGGGGACTGCATTGGCTTCTTTGTAAACTACGTCGGGAAGATGGTCAGCCGCTTCTACTCTAAGCTCATCCAGCTTCTTCTTCATAAAGCGACCAGGGTCTGCCAAATCTCGCCAAACATTAGGAGAACCCTCTGGCTTCATAGCGAAGAGACCTTTTGTCTCAATGTCTCGACCTCGCCAGTGGCCTTGGCTATTGAGCTTCATTACGACCTTTAAAGAGCCGTCCTGTTTTCGCAGTAGAAGTTGGAGACCTTCTGCAGCTCTACGAAGAGCCCAGGTTGTAATCTCTCCCCCATTCTCTACTTCCTTGTTTTCCTTTAAAGAGATTTCGTGGGAAGGTTTGTCCGGCGGGTATGCCGTGAATTTCACGGTCTCATTGATTGCGTCAGTTCCATATCCAATAAGATTCATATCAGTCTTCTTTCAAAATAAATGTTAAGTTCCAAAGGGGTGGGCTAGCCACGTACCAGGGTTGCATTGTAAACCACCTGACCATGTTATACCAAACGGAGCCAAATCTATAGAGCCTGAACAACTTCCGGGAATAGCAACTGCAAAAGGGGAATCAGCGCGAATGGGATCGGAGGCATCATAATTGCTACACTCCCCATCACCTGTCGCCCTTAGTTTAAGTATCATTGTACAGGCTGCGGCATCTACAAGTAGGTAGAGTTTTCTGTTGTCAAAATCCCCACTACAAACTCCAGGAGAACCGTAGACGTCATCCACAGACTCCCAGATGTTGAAATCAGTTCCTCCACAATTTGTAATGCCTGTATATGTTACAGGTTTTCTAACATTAAAAAGAGAGCAGCTTGAGCAAGAACTATTTGAAAAGCCTGTCCCTTGTATGTCAAAGGTTGCTGGAAGTGTGCAAGAGCATATTGTAGGTGGGGTGGGACCCGTAGCACCGCAACAACATCCATAGAATACGCCGCTGTCTCCAAAGATGACTCCATTTGCACCTACTGAAATTGCCATCTAACTACAATCGTAAACAGAGAATTTCTTGAGACAACCGTCACTGTCTAAACCTAAGACGTAAGTTGGTATGGCAGAGGACCACACTACTGCGGAGAAGGGTCCATCGGGGCACTCATCCAACTTCATTTCTAAAACTTCATTGGTGATCGTCAGACCACTTCCATAGTTGATACCTAGCGAGCATTGACCTGCGGTCTCTAAACCCCTTCGATGCCCGGCTCGGCCCGCTAGGTGGTCATTATTTATTTTGACTAGACCTAGCTCCTCCCCTAAGACTGTAAAACCACACCCGAACTGTATCAAAGCGCGGGACTCCAATTTAACAAGTTTACGAGGTCCCATTGGGATAGGGGTGTAGCTACTATAGCTAGAACCTTTACCACAAATATTCTCGTCGGAGAAGGTGTAGCTTACCTGTACTGTAGGTCCTGCGACTAGAACAGTGGACACTCCGTTATAGTTAGTACCGCTGATCATAGGACCCCCGTAGAACTGCCCCGTCGTTGAGTAAGATACTATTCCTTTATCTTTTACGGAAGGGAGACTCAACTCCGGCCAAAAAACAAGATCGTCTGCGGGATAATCGTGCATGATTGGATCTATGCTCTCTAGAGCATAGCCATCATGGCATAGATACATGTTCTGCATCCACGGTTTTTGGTTAGGCTTTACGTCACAGTCTAGGTGGATCTCTTTCTTCTCTGTGCATACAAACTGCCCGCCATTGACGTTGTCGGTGAAAGTAGCTTTGGCTACCAATTCAAATTGTTGGGACTGGGTTCCGTTAGTTTCCAGAGTGGCTTTAAGATCTGTGGATTGCTTGATAGTGACTGCGGGGACAGCTTCATCTGGATCTTGGACTATCGACCATGCAACGCCGTCAAGTGTTGCAATCTCCCTCCCTGTAGAATCTTTACAGTCCCATTCTGTATTGAGTTTGTAGGAGGTCTTGTCCTGGCATAACATATCTGCCAGACCTTGCAGCTTCATCTTGACGTGGAAGAGTTTACACTTCTGGTCACCGCTTTTCCCGCCGCTTGGTTGGCTATCACCTCCTCCTGAAGACTGCCCTGGTTCGCAATCATAGGTTACTGTTCGAGTTTGGGACAACTCAGAAAAGCTACCAGCCTCATCGATAGCTTGCACTCTCCAAGAGATCTCGTCACCCATCCGGATGTCGGAAACCAATTGGAGGTTGTAAGAAGTTCCTGCCTGCTTAACTGACTTCGTAGTAGGTCCCACGAAATTTGAGTTAAGTGACCATTGCAGAACATATTTCGTGGCACCCGAAACTGCGTTCCACGTCAGAACAATCTCAGAGTTCGAGGAGCCAAACGTCATATAAGGACAGATCGTAGAACCATCGTTAGGTGACGTCAGCACAGGGGCATCCAGAAGTCCGTCAGACTTCCAAGTAGTCGCAGGCTCGGCTGAGACTATAGCAATCTTCTGACGAATCTTTGGATCAGCCATTACACACCCCCGCAGGCGAGGGCAGAATATTCAGTGGTGACAGATATAACCTGGAACATCCCAGAGACCGAGAAGATCCTTCCCCTAACAGTAGGAGAATCCAATTGGACAAATTGAACTTGAAGGTCATCATCCCAGTAACCGGTGAATTGGTACTCGGTAAGAGACGCGGTGTTATAAAGGTCATAGAGGACTTTGAATTCGGCGGGTGTTGCAACTTGGATAGTCCAAGACAGTGTACCATCTCCATGCACAATTAAATCATCCGCTTCCTGAAGAATTACCGCACCTGCTGTGGGTGTGGTCGTCATTCTCTTTCGGGGAACGTATAAGCTGTAGCTAAAGGATAGAGGTAAATTTACCGCATTCAACGTAGCTTGGTAAGCCATTGCCATTAGACTTCTCCTACAGACATGTTAGCACTTGAGATTGCCTTTCCGATGTGACGAGTCACGTTATCCATATCTACGTTGTTGTTGATGTCCATTCGGACTGTGCGGTTATCGTTGTTATTGGTAGTTGTACCCCCGCCTCCTCCACCAGAAGGAGCAGTACCTCCCAGTCCCATGTAATGGGAAGGTGCAAGTCGTCCTAGTTGTGGACCCTTCTTCGCTAAGGTGTTAACCATTCTATCAATACCACCAGAGGCTACCTCTACATTCTGGTTCCAAATGTCCACAAGAGAGGGACTGTGGTGTGTTGTAGGCTTGGATTCATGCTTAATTGCTGCCATAGTAGCTTGTACTGCCGCAATCATCCTCTGAGATTCAACCGTCCAACCTGCAAGGAACGCATTGACCCAGTGGACTGGTGCAGCTCGGAAGTCGTTCATCACTTGGATCATGCTGGCTCGTACAGCCAACTGCATCTGGTGGACACGTTTCTGCACCTCATCGATTTTGGCTTGGACTATAGCAGGATCACCACCCGCACCTCCTACAGCTCCCGCGACTTGCGCCTCCTGGGCTCTCTTCTGCGCGAACTGATTTACGAGTTGACCTCGGGTTCGCATACGCTCAATAACTGCGTCCAGGCGTTTGACCTCGGTGTCATTACCATGACCTAAAGCCTTAGCCCGTCGCTGCTCAAGTCTTTCCAGGTTTTGCTGGAAGCGTACTGCTGTGTCGGCAGCTCGCATAGCCAGAGCTTCTTGCTGGAAACGTATGTAGTAGAGACCTTGGTAAAGAAGTATCAATTTCTGGACACTGTCCACCTGCTTGAGGAGAGCATCGGTAACTCGCTTCTCAAGGTCCGCTTCGTTCTTTGCTACGTCAGGCTTCTTACCAAGTTTCTTATCGGCATCTTTAGCCATAGCCTCTTGGGCTTTTTGGATACGATCTCGGGCTTGGGCTGCCAATAGCTCTTCGTTTTTGCGAGCCTGCTCTCCTACGATTCCAAGCTTTTTCATCTTGGCTCGCTCTTGTTCAAGGATCTTTTCGTTCTCTAGCTTGGCAGCTTCTACACGATTCCCTTTGCGTTTGGCCTCGTCGATCTTCAACTGGCGGTTAAAATCTTTACGGGACTTCTCCAGTTCCACCTTCTTCTTCTTCTCGTCTGCTATCTCCTTATCCTTTTTTTCCTTCTCTTTCTTTGCAGCTTCGTCTAAGTCCTCTAACCTTTGTCTTTCATTATCTGCCATTAAGTCTTGTACTTCCGCAACCTGCTGATAAGTCCTCTCCATCTCGTCTAGAAGCTTATTAAATTCTTTTTGACGCTCTACCTCATCTTCAATTGCATCCAACTCCTCTAACCTCTTCGTATAGCTTAGTTGGATTATTCGTAGCTCCTCCAGTCGCAAAGCTAACTTCTCCTTTATGGAGTCTTTCTGGTCATTTATTTTAGACGTCTCCTTGTCAAGCCCTTCCAAGTCTGCGTCGTGGATCTCCTTGACAAGGTCTGCATAATCCTCTGCTCCTTCGGCTAAGGACTCCTGGGCTGCTACAAGTTCCTGCTGGGCGAGTCTCTGATCAACCCAAGCCGCTGTTATCTCCTCGGAGGTTAAGACCCCATCATTCCGCATCTGCCTAACGAACTCTAGATACTCTTGGTTATGGTCATTGACGACCTTTAAATCATGTACATAACCTCTTAACCGTTCTTTCTCAGCCTCATGCGCCTCTGCGGCCTTTTGGCGGGCGGCAGCATCATCCCCCGCCATGTTCATCTCCGTCAGCTTCAAGGCTACTAATTCTTCTTGTAATTTTATACGACGCTCATGCGCCTCAATGTGCTCCTCAACAGTTCGTTCGGTGTCTTCAACTACAATTTTTAAAACCTTTGCAGTTCTAAGGGTCCTAACACCTACTTCGTATTGTTTCTCTCTGGTGGCAAGATCCGCTTTTAGCGATGTCTTTACGTCTCCATCCTCCAGCCTACTTATCGTCCTCTTCAGAGTTATCATCGCAGCCATCTGCTCTTCTAGGCTTGCGGTTAGACCCTCAACAGACTTTCCACCTTCATCCCAACTCTTCGTCAACTCATTAAGTTTTGTCCCTGTCAGAGATGCGTTCTTTCCTAGATCATCATAGAAGGCGGCAGCATCTCTAACCTCTTTGCCCATCCTCTTGGCACCCTCTGAGTTCTGCATCCAGTCAAGCTGATTCATCTGTTCAGCAGACATTCCCATGCTGGCAGCCATATCCGCAAAGGATTGACCTACCTTTTTGGAGTCGTCCGCTAGAAGACCAAACCAAATTAAGAGCCTCTTAACCAAGCCTATTAGAAAACCTACAGCCATCGCCAAACCCCAAATGGGAGATGTGAGCAAAACTATAGAGCTTATTAAGGTTCCCCCGAGAATAGCTGTGAGTCCTACAAGAATGGCTGTGAGGTATTTTACAACTACGGCGACCCCTTCTATAACAACGTAGAAACCTTCCCACCCTCCTACAGCCCAAAGTACAGCCTTCATCACCGTTGCCATGACGGTGCCTACGACCTTCAGACCCAAGTATAGACCTTCTAAGAAAGCCTTACCTATAGCCCACACAGCCTTCGCCACTACGTTCAGCACCTCGGTAAAGAACTCAAAGTCTGCAACCATTACGGCTATAATCGCAACCAAGGGGGAGAGGAGTACAAGTAGCGCTGCAGCGACTATAAGAAAGGCTTTCCAGAATACAACTACCAACGTGATGGCTGGGATCAATGCGCCCAGGGTTGTCAACAAAGCCCCTGCTACTCCAAGGACAACAGAGAGTGCTGCCGCTGCTGCTCCAAAAATTGCAATAGACTTTACAAAGGATGCCACTACGTCCTTATTAGCTTTAGCCCACTCATTGAAGGCTCTCACCATACCCGTTATCTTGTCTATTGCTTTCTGTAAAACGCCTTGGAAGGTTTGGAAGATTGTGATGCCTAAGCCTTGGACAATCGATTTAAGCTCTGTGAATGAGCCTATGACAGAGTCCATGCGGATCTCAGCCATTGTTCTTGCGGCACCTGTAGCATCTTCTATGTATCCCTGAATCTTCTTCATCGCATCAGAACCTTGGTTCTTCAGCGCAAGCATTTGTCTACCGGCACGAACACCAAAGATCATCAAAGTGTCAGTGGCACTGATGTTGGCGTCTTCAAAAGTTTCAACAATCTCCGTAAGAGATTTGATTTCAGGGTTGATGTCTTGTATCGTGAGTCCATATTTCCCTAGAGTCTCCTGAGCTTTCTTTGTCCCTTTGGAGGCTTGTGATAATACTTGACCAAGTCCCGCACCTGACACAGAGCCTTTGATGCCTGCATTGGCTAGAACACCAAGAGCTGCTGCAGTTTCTTCAAGAGATTGACCAAAGGCTTCTGCGATTGGTGCAGATAGTTGGAAAGAGAACCCCAGCTTTTCAACAGAGGTGTTAGTGTTTGCTGCAGTAACGGCGATAACGTCAGTAACACGAGCTAGATTAGAAGCCTCGATGTTAAAGGCTCGCATCGTATCTACTGCGATTTCAGAGGCTCGTGCAAGTTCAAGGTTACCTGCTGCAGCAAGATTAAGAACCTCGCCTACACCAGCTAATACCTCCTCAGTGTTCAGACCCGCTAACGCCATGAACTTCATGGCTTCTGCAACCTCTGTTGCTGTAAAGCGAGTAGTCTCTCCTAACTCTTGGGCCTTTGCTGTGAGTTTGGCGAAGTTCGCGGCAGCTTCTGTGCTTGCCTCACTGGCATCCTTCATCACCGCTTTGACATCTTGCATCGCCTGTTGGAATTTACCACCCAGGAGTACAATGGGCGTCAGAGCAGCAGCGACCACTAGAGAGAAATTACGAAGACCTCGACTTGCGCTTGTAAGGGCAGAGCCTACCTGCGTGGCTGCTGCCCCTAACTTCTGCATACTTGCTTGAACGGTTGTTGCACCGTTTTGAATCTGCCGTACCCCCGTCATGGAGATGTGCAGAATCGCTTGACCTAATTTACTCGCCATCTAAAAATCCTCATGTACTGCCATGTCCGTAGGCAAAGTTGCCCTATCTTCATGGTCGTCGAGGCTCGTCGATGGTTTGAGTGAGTCTAAGAATTGGGCGTACTCCCGCTCCTTAGCATGCTGGGCATACCGGATACTGTCCGCTGCTATGCGGCGTTCCTCGTACTTCCTAGTCGAAATACTTCTGCCCCACTCACCAAGCTGGAAATAAGTAGCTCGGTAAACGAGGTCAGGACTCCAACTATACTCAGAGCCAAATTGGTCTACCAACTCCGCTACGGAGTTGGCAAGGTTTCTTTCGTCTGGTCCTCCAGTGCTTCGTCCGTCGTCGGGGCTTGGTCCGTCTTCCCCGCTTGGAAGATCTTGTCCATCCCCATCATCATAAAAAGCTCTTTCATCTCCTCCCAATCAATAACTGCCTTTGCAGCTTCAATCAGTTTCATCCAATCCAGGAGCGGTCGCTCTTCCCAGAACTTTGCATCCTCTTGGGTGATAACTCCTGCTACCGTTCGTAACGCAGGTGCTGTGGATTGATCAGAAAGAATACTACCAATGATGATAATTGGATTGGTATCGTCGTCGCCCATCATCCCAATGGTGGCGATAATCCGTACAAGGCTGTTTGCGCACTTGACAGTATCCTCCATTGAGAGTTCTCGCACAGTTAGGGTGGTTCCGTCTTTGAGTGTGATCTCACGTCCGCTGTTAAGCATACGTTCTGTAACTGTGACTTCTTCTGTGGGCTTTGCAGCCTTTTTCTTCTTAGCCATTAGGCGCTCCGTATCGGTTTCTTTTTCACTCGATACAGAACATCCCGCAGGTTGTTTTGCTTCTGCACGAACAACTGGGGTTCGACGGAAGCTTTGCCGTTTGCGTGATCTCGAAGGATCTCGGTTAGGCGCTGGTCTGCGAAAGGTAAGTTGAATGTGAAGTAGAAGGCGTCAACCTTCTGGCGACCTTTGGACATCTCGGGGACGACGTTGATAAAGTCAACGCCCTCAAGGGTCCAAACGTATGCTGCCATATTCAAATCTTTGGTTCTGTACTCGAACATTAAAATTTAATCCTGTTACTCTTGTTCAAAATCTTACTACCCCGCCACGATTGACGGGATAGGCTTACACTACGTCTGCGTAAGGCTTGGAAACGGTGATACCCGTAGTTGTCAACGAAGTAGTCGTGATGGAAGGCGTAGTTGCCGTACCTGCACTCTTGCTCCAGACCCAACCGTAGAAACCATCGCCTGGGGGACGATTAGCATTGCTGCCGCCGATGTCATCAGAGTTGCTGTCGTTACCGACTGAAACACTGTTGGTCACGAGTTGAGCAGCGTTGGTAGACAACCACTGATCAATTGCATCACCAATAACTGCACGAGTCATCTTCATGGACGTCAACAGACCTTTAGGATCTGTAACAGTCATCACGATAGTGCCCGAATTAACGGAAGGCGTGACAGTGAAGTCAATCCAACTCGCTTCTTTATCGGCGTAGTTATGACCTGCGCCCGCACTAGGTTCTGAGAAAACCATGGTATGGTTCTCCTTTCAAAAAAGTAAGTTCTCCTAACAAGAGGAGAAACGAATTAAAGTTGGCCTTCTTTGAAGAGCCGTAAAGCATCTCGCCTGACACGTCGTCGCGAGAGGTGTCGGTTGCTTAGGCTGGCAGAAACTGCCGCCAAACAATCGAATAGTTGCCCTGCAGTGGGACTTGCCGAATTGTCTCGGCGTTCGCCGGGAACTCGGAAGTTCTGCACTTCAGGTTGGGTGTTAATAGACTGACCTGTTAGGTACGTCTTCACCGCATCATAAACTTCATCAGAATTGTAAGCCACGATGACCTCCTTCTTTAAGAGTCTACGATTGTTCCGAAATTGCCCGAGGTGTCTTTCAACACTTCAAACTGAATCTCGAATCGAACTTCCTCTTCCCGCTGCATGTTGTATTCACGGTTATCAAACGTGATGCACTTAGGGAATGTGAATGTTCGGGTTCCGCAATTAGGGCTTGAGCCGGTGATTACCAAGGCTACTTCGTCTACCCAGCAAGAGTCGTTGTACCCAAGGGTCAACGTCGAGCCAGAAAGATTGGCAACAGGTAACATGAACGCGATACGCAACTGCTCCAAACTCACTTCGAGAATGGTAGTAGTAACATACATACGCTCAACGGATCGAGCTTTCTTCACAACACCTGCGGCTTGATCGGCAATCACTTCGATGTACTCGGGTTCGTGACGAACCGTCGTGCCACCCATCGTGTAGCCAATATCAGTACCGTTGATTGTGATCGAAGCGGAACCAATGATAATATTGTCTGCGTCAGCCATAGAATTTACTCCTGTTTAGGCGTCTTGCAACTACAATAGAAACGTCCACATCCACATTCAGCCCCTATTTTATCTCCGCAAATGGGAGATACAACAGGACTTTAAATGGTATCGCAGATCTGATTGACCCACCAAACGTCGCATTCGACCTGGGATCTGAAGGTGTCGTCCTCATCGTAGAAGATAGGCTCGACGTCCTGCTCTGCGTATTGAGTCTGTTTATTGGAGATAGACCGGCTGGAAAAGTCCAGGAAAGCTCTATTAGTTAGAGGTCCCTCTTGGTTCTGATCGTCCTGGTCTAGGAGGTGGGCGATCCTGTCACAGATGTCCTGGCAGACAAAGTCATCCTTTGCGAAGGCTCGGAAATGGATGCGGGACTTTTTCAACTGGCTCGGCCCGTTTTCAATCGCCCTCTCAGTCTGGAAGATTACTATGGAGAGGTAGGGGTAGATTGCCGTTCTCAGAGGTTCGCCCGTCAAGATCCTATAGCCATCGGGGTCAAGGACCTCGTGCCCCGTCAAGGTTACCAGACCTGAAGGTCCTGTATCCTCTCTAAGTTTGTTTACTATTGCTCTTCCTAATTCTGCACTCATCAGGGTCCTCTTTATTAAGGGGGCGTAACGCCAGTTTTGGATGCCTTGAGAAGTGCAGCGCCTATGCGTCTGACTACGTCATCAAAGAACTTATCGCTGTTAGCTCTCCATACAGGAAGTATTGAGGGGTGGGCCTTTGAGCCCTTTGTTTGAAGTACCATGATAATGGCTAAGGCTTGACTAACTCCAGCGGACCCGCTCATCCCCATCTTCCGTCTGACATACTCTACAATTCGTGCGTAGTCCGGTTTGTGCGCGGGGGCTCCCTGTTCTAGATTTAGACCATAAGGTACGCCAAAGGCTCCTATGTCTACGAAGGGTCCACTGGTGTTATTAACTCCACCCTTGACTGTCATCCTTGAGTGGTAGTCGCCTGTGAAGATGGACTGGTTCTTTTTGATCCTCTTTCGGATTCTAGGAACCAAGACGTGCATCGCAGATGTGCGCAAGATCTTTGCCATAGTTTGAGGCATCTGGTAGGACATGCTTGCGATATAACGGGACCAGTGGGTTAATCCACTGTTCCATTTAACCTTTACCGAATATACACCTGTAGGCATTAGACTAGCTCCATCACAAGAGTAGTGTGGTGCATGTGCCCCCGGTCATCTAACTGGTGGTGTAGCCAAATCACTTGGTAGGTCTGGGCAACTCCCGCCTGGGATGTGACAGAGTAGGAAGCTCCTACAACAGTAGCCCAAGGTTGTTTGAAAATATTCTGGTGCTTGGTGAATCCTGTAAACTCATAAGTCAAAGGGGCTGCTGCATCCTCAAATTTCCAGACCGACCCTGTCCAGTAGACTATGTAATCTCCTGCTATGGAGTCCTCATACCGATCACGAGTTTTGCTCCACGTCAAAGTCTGGGAACCTGCGGGCGTCCCTATGACAATAGTCGTAGGCATAAAGGCACCAAGCCCCGAAGGACCTGACATGTTGGGCGGGGTTCCCCATGGGACTGCAACATGGTCGTTCAGCTCCACAGCCGGGGAGTAGACCATAGTCACCTTGCGAGCCTTGTCCATGTCGAACCCAGGCTTTTTCAACTCTTCATCGTGCTTGTCTACTGTAGAGATCCGGCACTTGCGAGATGCGTAGATCTCCAATGCGTTACCCATCGTTACCCCACCTCTTCCGTTATCTATACTCTGCAACCTCTCTACGGATACCGTGTGGGGTAAACCAAAGAGGTTGATCCTGGAGTTTGCTGGCATTAGTCTTCTCTCCAGGGATTGTAGTCGGCAGGCGTCATGCCATCAGTGGCACCTAAGAACATATCAACGAAGTTTATGTATCGTGCCAAGAGCCGATCCAGTTCCAGGTAACCGGTTGAGAAGTCGGTCTCGTTTCCGGACCTCTTGTACGTGACTGTGAAGTCAGGCCAGACAGCTTGGATCACATCGGGGGTAGCCATCCCACTGGAACCTGGAATAAGGTTCTCAAGGGTCCACAAGAGTGTGGCTCTCTTTATGGCTGCGGGGACCGTCGAACGTCCAAAGGAACCGACAACTTTGACGTTGCTTTTGCCTTTAGGGAATCGACTCGTTTTGGTCACGCGCCGCAGTGTGTCCGCTGTACGAAGCATATCCAGATAGTGTTCCTGGACTTTGAAGTCTTCGTCTTCTGTGTAGGTCGTTAAGACTGTCGTCCCATCGTCGTCCAACTCCTCCACTGAGGTAATTGAAATGGCAGGGGCTACTATCTCAGGGGGAAAGAACAACCGATAATAGTCCCCACCATCGTAGACGACTGTCTTAGTTTGGGCGTAGAACCAATCGTTGGTAAAAAGTTCGATGAACTCCTCAACGATGGCTATCTCGGCTGTGATCTCCGCGTCGGAGAACGCCACAAGATCCACTACCTCACCTGCCACTTTGTGGGTACGAACTTCAGTATAGGTAGCGTAGTTGCCCATTGGGTTACTCCATGAGGATCTCCCGAATCGCTCGGGTGACAGTAGATATGTTTGCTACTACTTTGACATCTCTGGAGCCCACAATCAACCCGAATGTGGTTCCGGTTGTGGCATCCAGGACTATGTCGAAGTCGGCGGGATTAACGGTGGAGTCGAACTCGGAGCCTTCGGTAACGTCGTAGACCTCTCGGAGCTTACGAACGAACTCACACCGGTCTCCTAATAATAGGAGAGTTCTCTTCATAGAGACGGGACCTACCTGCGTGGATCTAATATCGAACTGCGGATCAATCGACGGTATGAAGGGCTCTGCTGCCTCTAAGACTTGCTGGACTGTGATTGCCTTCAGTAGCATGTGGGACGTCTCACAGTCGTGTGCGAGGGCTCTGGTGGGTCTTCCTGCACCAAACCTATGGACTGGAACTAGAAGTGGGTATTCCCCTATAACATCAGCAGGCCAAGTGTTTGAAAATAAGACCAGCCCTGGAACACCTAAGACCCCTGCAAGGTGTGCAAACCCTGAGTCTGATCCCAGGAAGAGGCTGCATCGGGCAAGGGTTGCCACCTGTTTGCTCATGTCCTCATCTACGTCAGATAGCTTCGTAATGCGGTCGTCGGAGAATCCGGGTTCATCCTTGGTTCCAAGCCAGACGACGTCACAGCCCGCTTCTCGGATCGCGTAAGCGACTTTCTTCCAGTTGTCGAAGTCCCAGACTCGATTGGGGTTGCTGGCAGTGGGGTGGATAGCCACCGTACAGTTGAGGCACTTCACCAAAGGCTTGAGTCTCTTGACCTCAAACTCCCCAGGACCATGGGAGATGCCTGCCCTCTCGGAGGCTCGCTCATAGTAGGAGCCTGCTCGGAGGCTTCGTCTCTCGTTGAAGACATGGCTGTATTCCACGAGGTGGTCAAACTTGTTTCGTATTTGGGGGGTGTTGAACTTCTGGGTTTCGATTGCGTGGGCTACACCCTTCATGCGGGTGATGAGCTTGGTCTGGTGCCCTTTAACAATCGCCGTCACCTCTGCACCCGCTTCAGCAAGCACAGGAGCGAGTCCTCCAATGGCTATTACAACGTCGCCTACTCCACCTGTAAGCTTGAGGGCAATCTTCTTACCCTTCATCTCAGCTAGGGGTGGTAAACCACTCAAAGGTTCGTCGGTTGAGTTGCTCATAGAAAAGCCTTCCATATAAACCTCGCGTATTAGGGTGTGGGACTTAATTTAAATTCGACAAGCCCTCTTCCGGCTACTTTATAAGCTCCAGAGTCGGCGCTGTCAAATATCCCGATCTCCATCCGGTTCTTTCCGGCAGAGAAATTCGAGGTCGTTAAGTCGGCGGCAGCTACTGAAAGGGTGAGGACTGCTGCCGCAGTGACAGATCCAAGCGAGGTCACTGTAACCGTTGACGTCCCTGTGTCCGTTATCGTGATCGTCGTCGAGGCGTCCCCGTCGTCCTTCCATATTTTCACCTGCGCCGTATCAGCAAGAACAAGAACAACGGGGGTGACCCCGTCCTCTTCGTAAAGAGAAATAGTCCAGATCTCTTTCGAGGCTTGGATGAAGGAAATTGTATCAAAGTTAAATGCGCCTGCCATCAGCACTTCTCCAGTTCTACGGAACTTGGTCCGCTTCTTTGTAACGCTACTGCACCGGGATTAAGCACTTGCTTTTCTAGTACAACCGCACTTGGTCCTACCCTGGCTAAACTCACCGCACTTATTCCCTGCTTCTCTAATACAACTGTACTCGGCCCTTGGCGGGCTAGTGCAACTCCCCCTACGCAAATAGGGGTATCAGCTACAGCGGCTTCTATGTAGCCAAGGGTGACTACCTCCGCAACGCTTCCCGAAAGGGTTCCGTTTCCAAACCCCAGGATAATGATCGTATTGACGGACATTAAGTGGTCTCCGTGATACTGGTTGGCGAGGTAGCATCATCCAGCGTATAAGTCTTCGCCGTTGTAGCTCCGTCAAGCTCTTTCAAGGTCTTGGTTGTACCGCTGATTGAGGACTCACCTAAGTGGGCAATTATCTCATAAAGCAATTGTGCCGCAGTACCGGTCGATCCCGTTGATCGGTAAGCTTCCGTAAGAGCCGTCGTAAAGATGTCGCTTACGGAGAGATCATTCAGAGCTGCAATCGCTGACTGGGAAGCGTCGTGTTCAGTCTGCGAGAGTGCTGCTGTCATCGGGACAACTGTGTTGGCACCATCGGTGCCTCTCATGTCGGTGTTCGTAGTAGTGGTGTCTACTAGATCCACATTTACTACAGCCCCGGACAAGGTTGTAATAGCACCTGCTGAAACGATGTCGGTCGCGGCTATGTTATTCAAAGCGGTGATAGCCGTCTGCGTAGCATCATGCTCTGCCTGCGAGAGCGAGGCTGTCATAGGAACAACGGTGTTGGCACTGTCCGTGCCTCGCATCGCGGACCCGTTAAGTCCTGTTACATCTGTGGTGATGTCGGTAAGGGAGTGCGTATCCTTTGCAAAGCCTGTACCCTTCACATCTGTAAGGTGTGTGATGATAGTAGTTTGATTAGCCGCTGTAGCGTCTCCACCCCCGCCCCCGCCGCTGCCGACATCGTCTACGGTCTTAGTAGTTACAGCATCAGCATTGTCGAAGAACACTTCAAAGTTTGTAGAAATATTGTTCGCTGTGCTTTCCTCAATTGTGTTGTTGAGATAACCTTGTACAAGGCTGTCGGCTGCTCCACCAGCGGAGATTACCATCGAACTCCAGTTAGAGGGAGCGGACGCAGCAAGTAATGCAGAGTCCGTTCCTCGCATGTCCGTATTAGTTGTGGTGGTAGTAACCAAGTCCACAGTGTCAACATTAACAACAGCGCCGGAGAGTGTTGTTATAGCTCCGGCTGAAACGATGTCAGTCGCGGCGATGTCATTCAAACCTGTGATCGCAGATTGCGTTGCGTCATGCTCCGTCTGCGAGAGGGCTGCGGTCATAGGTACAACAGTGTTTGCAGAGTCGGTGCCTCGCATATCAGTATTTGTAGTGGTAGTAGTGACTAGGTCAACTAGATCCACATTAACCACCGCACCTGACAAGGTTGTAATCGCCCCTGCCGAAACAATGTCAGTTGCCGCAATATCGTTGAGCCCTGTGATCGCAGACTGTGTTGCGTCATGCTCTGTTTGACTAAGAGCCGCTGTCATAGGCACAACGGTATTTGCACCATCCGTTCCCCGCATATCAGTATTTGTTGTACACGTTCCGATTGTTGAGTTGGACTTGTTGTAGCCAGTTCCGTTGTAGTCAAGAGCTACGTTCGCAGATACCGTGCTACTATCGTAAATTGAGTAAGTATCCACTTGCGGGAGTGAACCACTACTGATTCCCATTGAAGCAGATGCCGCACCCCAGTCTTGACAATTAACATCAGGATAATTACCGCTCATAGTAACGGCTGTTCCTAGCCACTCGCCAATATCAACTCGTTCGTTTGAATCTACAAAAGCAAGATTTGAGTTCGTCAGAGTTCCGGTCACGTTGCCAAAGTCTACTCCTGCCTCTCCTGTAGCTGCAACGTCGAGCGTTCGTCCTGCCGTTGTTGCTTGTAATGGTCCTTCAGCAGAGGCTCCGTACATCGCGTCATACACAGCTTCTTCAACGACGTGCCAAGTCATCTTGACCAGCAAGGCACCTGATTCATGGACAGACAAAACAAGCTGTCCAACCGTGTTCGTATCAGTAGCATCGAACTCGCAGTTATACATTCCAATTTCGTCGTGAACACAAGCAGTCGCATCGTTCTTTGATGCCATGTTCTGTCCATTCTTTGATAGACGAACATCACTAGCACTAATCGTCAGTCCGGTCTCTGCCGTGTTACCATCGGTGTCGTCAACGAATGGGCCGATCAAAACATCGACTGCGGTAGATTGTTTTAGGAACCCTTGAAAACTCATTAGTTGTTCCTCTGTCTATGGTGATATGCAATCGGGAGTATGGCACTAGCCACAGCATCAAGCAGAAACGATTCCCATTCAGCATCGGAGAATGTGTTCCACTGGGAATCGGAGAATGTGTTCCAGTCGAGAGCCATTACACCGCTGCCTCGTCTACGTCTGATTGTGCTCGTATTGCCTTCACCGCACCCCAGAGAGACTCAACTACAGCCACCTCCGCATCCTCTTCCGCTGTCAGTGTGCCCCCGTCAACCTTTTTGTTGAGCAGTTCCAACATGCGTGCTAGTGCGTTGCGTTGCTTCCATTCGGGGGCGAGTGCGAGGATGTCTGCCCCAGCCTTGGCTTTGATGGCTTTGACTGCATTGGCTTTTGCCTCTGCTGTCTTTTGACTGTCTGGCTTTGCATCTTCTAGGCTGTCAACATCATAGATGTATGACTCACCAGCCCTT